AGCGTCTGACAGTCCGTATGAATCGAGAATGGTTTTCAGGAGGCGATTTTTATGCCGGTCGCCGGACGGAAGCCGAAACCTCAAGGCCAGGCCCGTAACCGTGTGAAGCCGGTTCACGACTGGACCGAGGTCGAGAACGTCCCGTTCGAGGATGCGCCGGATCTTCCGGAGACTCGTTGCGATGGGCGGCCGTGGATGGCCCGGACCCGGCAGAAGTGGGCGGCGTGGTCGACAATGCCGCACTGCCGGCTGTGGGGGCCGGCGGAGTGGGACTTCGCTCTCGATGCCCTGGAACTGGCCGCGCAGTTCCATGAAGGTAATCATCGGGTGGCGACGGAACTTCGGAACCGGGAGCGGGTACTGGGGACGACGCGCGACTTCCTGCGAGATCTGCGGATCCGATATGTCGACGCTGAGCCGGAGCGTCCGGAGTCGGCGTCGGTGACGAGCATGGATGACTACCGCAACCTCTGAACTTCCACCGGGCTACCGGATGGACGAGCTCGGCGCATGGGTGACTTTGCCGTGGCCGAGCGACCCGGACGAGAAGATGGCGCTGGTGTCGTCGAGCCTCGGTCCAGGGTTGATCGACTGGGCGGAGTGGCGCACCGACGAGCCGGGGCTGGTGGATTACCTAACCGGCCGGCCGTGGCGGTATACGCCGGGCCAGAAGCGGTTCCTGATCCTGTTCTACGCCTACGACGAGCGCGGCCGGTGGCTGTATCGGTCGGCGGTGAAGCGCGGCGCCAAGGGGACAGGGAAGGACCCGTTCGGAGCGTCGATATGCGACCTCGAGCTGGTGGGTCCGTCCCAGTTGGTGCTCGACGACAACGGCGAGTGGACGGGCATGCGGCACCTGTTGCCGCTGGTTCAGGTCGCGTCGAACTCGGAGGCGCAGTCGAAGGACATGCTGCGTATCGCGAACGCCCTCTTCAATGCCGAGGCTCGCGAGTACTACGGCATCGACTGTGGCGAGACCCGGACGATCGTGAAGGACGGCGGCCGGCTCGAACTGTTGACCGCGTCGGAAAAATCCTCCGAGGGTGACCCGGCGACGTTTATCGCGTTGAACGAGTCGCACCATATGACGCAGTCCTCCGGCGGGCACAAGGTCGCCGAGGTGGCTCGTCGCAACGTCGCGAAGTCGCCGGCCACCCTGCAGGCCCGGGTGTGTGAATACACAAACGCCCACCAGCAGGGGATGGATTCGGTCGCTGAACGCTCGTATGAGGCGTGGCAGAACCAGGTCCGCGGCAGAGTCCGGACGGGGAAGATCGATATCCTCTACGACTCGATCGAGGCCGACCCGGCAACCGATCTGTCCGACCGTGTCCAGCTGATGCGGGCGCTCGGGCAGGCGTACCAGGATGCACCTTGGTCGGACCTCGAGCGGCTCGCCGACGAGATCCAGGGCGACACCCGCACCACCGCGGCCGACGCGATCCGCTACTACCTGAACGGCCTGGCCGCCGCCGAGGACGCCTGGGTGGACCCGAGAGCGTTCGACGCCTTGGCCAAACCGGATGTCGCAGTGGCGGACGGTGAGCAGATCGCGATGTTCCTGGACTGCTCGAAATCGTCGGACTCCACGGCTCTGATGGGTGCCCGGATTTCCGACGGCCACGTGTTCACGCTGGGGCTGTGGCAGCGTCCACACGGCGACCGCGGGAAAGGCTGGCTCGCCCCGCGTGAGAAGGTCGATGCGACAGTGCGGGCGGCGTTCGACCGCTACGCGGTGACCTGGTTCGGCGTGGACCCCTCGCCCGCCCGCGACGATGAGGACGAAGCCCTGTACTGGGTGCCGTTGATCGACCGGTGGCATCGAGATTTCGGACGGAAGCTGCTGCTGTGGGCCACTCCCGGCGCACAGGGACATGCGGTGAAGTTCGATATGCGGCTCTCACAGAAGGGCGGCGCCGACCGCAACCGAGCGTTCACCGAGCAGGCCGAGCTGACCGCGAAAGCGATCGACGAGGACGGCACTCTCACCCACGACGGCGACGCAGGTCTGCGAATGCATGTCCATGCGGCGAAGCGGCGACCGAACCAGTGGGGTGTGAGCCTCGGCAAAGAAAACCGCGAGTCCAAGAAGCTGGTCGACCTCGCTGTGTGCATGGTCGGCGCCCTACTCGGGCGCCGGCTGGTGCTGAACAGCGGCAAACTCCGCAAACCGCGGTCCGGGAAAGCGATGTTCGTGTGAAAGGAGGGGGAGTGCTGGAACCCGATGAAATCCGTGAGCACGTCACGAACATGTGGCAGTGGCATCAGCAGGAGCTGCCCCGGTTCCAGCGCATCCACGACTACCTCCACGGCCGCCTGGGCTATCCGCAGCTGCCAGAGGAAGCGGATAATGAGGTACGCGAACTGGCCCGGCTGTCGATCAAGAACGTCCTGCGGGTTGTCCGGGATTCGTTCACGCAGAATCTGTCCGTGGTCGGCTACAAGACCGCGGGGTCGCGGGAGAATCTTCCGGCATGGCAGATGTGGCAGCGCAACCGGATGGATGCGCGCCAGTCCGAAATCAACCGCCCGTGCGTCGCCTACGGCGTCACCTATGTCACGGTGACACCCGGCGATGACGGGCCGGTGTTCCGGCCGCGGTCGCCGCGGCAGCTGATCGCCGTCTACGAGGACCCGCAGGTCGACGAGTGGCCGCAGTACGCGCTCGAGACATGGGTGGACACCAGCAACACCGAGCCGCGCCGGAAGGCGATGCTCTACGACGACGAATACCTGTACCCGCTGGACCTCGGCCGGATCGACCAATCAGCTATCCGTGAGGGTGTAATCCAGCGCCTGACGATCGCATCGGAAGGCATCGGGGAGCCGATCCGACACGGTGCCGAAGTGTGCCCGGTGGTCCGGTACATCTGCCTTCGGGATGCCGAGGATCTGATCGTCGGCGAGATCGAGCCCCTGATCGACCTGCAGCGCACCATCAACTCCGTGAACTTCGACCGCCTGATCGTCAGTAGGTTCGGTGCGTTCCCGCAGAAGGTGATTTCCGGGTGGACGGGGTCGAAGTCCGAGGTGCTCGCCGCGTCGGCGAAACGGGTGTGGACGTTCGATGATGTCGAGGTCAAAGCCCAGGTGTTTCCGGCCGCGTCGGTGGAGCCGTACAACGGTCTGCTGAACGAGCTGATGGAGCATGTCGCGATGGAGGCGCAGATCTCTCCCGCTCGGGTGACGGGGAAGATGGTCAACATCTCCGCTGAAGCCTTGGCCGCCGCTGAAGCCGACCAGCAGCGCAAACTCGCTGCGATGCGGCTGTCGCTGGGGGAGTCGCACGAACAGTTGATCCGCCTCGGCGCCCGGATGGCCGGCGACCAGGATACGGCCGACGACCTCAATGCCGAAGTCGTGTGGCGCGACACCGAAGCACGTTCGTTCGGTGCGGTTGTCGACGGGGTGACGAAGCTGGCGCAAGCCGGTGTCCCGATCGAATCGCTGTTGACCATGATCCCCGGGATGACGCAGCAGCAGATCCTCGGCGTGCAAGAGGCCATGCGGTCGCAGGGCGTGGCGCGTCTGATCGATGCACTCCGTCCGGCGGCTCAGGAGGCTGTCGCTGATCCTGTGGTCGACGAGTTGGCGTCTCGGACCGATGCCGTCACTGCCTGATATCGAAGCATTCCGGTCCGCGCTCAACGGCCTGGGCGTGCTGGCGATCCGGGACGTAGCCGCGGTGTGGCGGGAGTTGTCCGAGGAGTCCCCGGACGTGATTACTGCGGTACTGCAGGGAGCGATTCCCGCAGCACTGGAGCCTTACATCGTGGGCGCGTCCGATCTCGCGACGGTCTGGTACTCGGAGCTGTCCGATGCGCCGTATGCCGCTGTCCCGGCCGCCCCACCGCCGACGGAGCAGATCCAAGCGAGTGTCCGCTGGGCGACCGGACCGTTGTACGGCCGGGGCGCGGCGCCGGTGCTGGACCTTTTGGCCGGCGCGGCGCAACGGTATGTGTTTTCCGGGGCCCGGAACACCCTGGTGGACAACTCCTCCCGCGAGGGCGTGCGATGGGCCCGGTATGCGTCGGCGAATGCATGTGCGTTCTGCCGGATGCTCGCCACCCGCGGCGCCGCCTATACGTCGGAGTCGGCCGCGGGCGTGGTAGTCGGACGCGGGCAAGAGGTGTCGTTGTCCGAGCGCCGGCGGCGGGCCGCTGGCCACACTCGGAGAACTGCGGGGCGGTTCATGGCCGGTGGCGCCAGGACCCGCGGAACACAGGGCATGGGTGAGCGATTCCATGACAACTGTCGATGCCTGCCGGTACCCGTGCGCGCTGGAGACAGCTACACCCCTCCGTCGTACGTCGACGAATGGGAACAGCAGTACATCGAGGCCACCCGCGAAACACCCGGAACCGGAAAGTATGGCGCGATCGACACCCGCGCTGTACTCGCCCATATGCGCCGCAACGGCGCGCAGTAGCTTCCCCCGCCACTGGGGTAGGCGCCACGCCCGGCGCTCAACGGGCGGATATGCCGACGGGCTCACGGAGAACGAAATGACTGACACGTCTCAGACGGATGCTGCCGAAACGACTACTGCGGAAACGCAGACCGAAACGGCGGGCCGCACCTTCACTCAATCCGACGTAGACAAGATCGTCGGTGAGCGGCTGGCGCGGCAGAAAGACACCCACTATGCCGATTACGACGATCTCAAGTCGAAGGCTCAGCGACTCCAGGAACTCGAGGATGCGAACAAGTCGGAGCAGCAGAAGCTGACCGACCGTATCGCCGAACTGGAAACGACGCTGAAAACCAAGGACAGCGAGGTCACCATGGCGCTGCGTGAAGCGGTCGCCGCGGCGAAGGGTGTGCCGGCGAAGAACATCACCGGTTCGACGCGCGAAGAGATGGAGGCGTCTGCGGACGAACTCGTCCAGTGGCGCGGCGTCGACAAGAAGAAAACCAGTCTGCGCTCCGGTGCATCCGGAGGCGACGCCACCACGGCAAAAGAACGCGCAGCGATGGCGTTGCGCGGAGTCCGTGATCGATAGATCCCCGACCGCTCGCGTCGCGGGACACCCAGGAAGGATGATCCAACATGGCTGATATCAGCCGTACCGACGCGGCGGCGCTCATTCAGGACGCCTACGCGAACGATTTCCTTGCCCACGCACACAAGACCTCCTCGGTGCTGAACGCGTTCCCGACCCGGAGCATGGGCACCAAAACGCACCGGCTGCCGGTGCTGGCCACCAAGCCACATGCGAAGTGGGTCGGTGAGTCCGCGACCGAGTCGGCGGGCGTGAAGCCGACCGCTAAGGCGACCTGGGGATCGAAGGAACTGGTCGCCGAGGAACTTGCAGTAATCGTGCCGGTGCATGAGAACGTCCTCGACGACGCCACCGAAGACGTCCTCGCTCAGCTCACCCGGGCAGGCGCCGAGGGTATCGCCAACGCGCTCGATGCCGCGGTGATCTTCGGTATCTCCAAGCCCGCTACCTGGACCTCCAAGTACCTGCTGGAGTCCGCCGAGGACAGCGGTAACACCTTCACGGTGGGCGCCGTAGGCACCGAGGATGATCTTGCCGGTTCGATCCTGTGGGCAGCCGGCGCGGTCGCCGACTATTACGACCCGAGCGACATCCTGGCCCGTAAGGGCCTGCGCTACAAGCTGGCCAACCTCCGCAACGTCGACGGCACCCCGATCTTCACGCCGTCGACGTCGACGGGACCGGATGCCCGCGACAGCGTGCACGGCCTGAACGCGCACTGGGTGTCGGGCACCGTCGATGACGGCTCCGGTGGGGACCGGCTGGTGTGGGACCCCGATACCGCAGAGGCGATCGTGGTCGATGCTTCCCGGGTGCTGATCGGTGTCCGGCAGGACATCACCGTGAAGTTCCTCGACCAGGCCACCGTCGGTGGTATCAACCTGGCCGAGCGCGACATGGTGGCGCTGCGCTTCAAGGCGCGGTTCGCGTACGCGCTGGGTGACAACATCGCCACCGGTCAGACGGTGTCGACGAACAGCCCGGTCGCGGCTGTGGTCAACGACGGCAGCTGACCCTCGACGATCAGCCCCGACCTGTGACGGGTCGGGGCTGGAAGGGCAAGGTGTGTCGTGGAACTGGCTACCCAGGCTGATGTGGAAGCCCGGCTCGGGCGCACACTCACCGAAGCGGAGGAAGCCCGGCTCCCGGGCCTTCTGGAGGAAGCGTCGGTGATCGTCGCCGACTACTACGGGTGCCCGATCGATCCGGATGACATCCCGGACAAGATCGTGATCGTGGTGTCCCGGATGGTTGCTCGCGTTCTGCAAGCGCCGGCGGATTCCGACGGCATCGAGTCGACACAGATGTCGGCCGGGAGCTTCCAGGTCACCCGGAACTTTTCCAATCGCGGCGAGGGTGGTGGTCCGTGGCTGACACGGGCCGATAAGAAGCTGCTCGGCGGTGGAATGGTGTCGGTGAGCCTGGGGTCGGAGCGGTCGTGAACTTTCCGACTCCACACACTGTCGGGCATCACGTGCACGGCGACGGCGGCCGGGACGCCAACGGCCGCGCGGTCTCGGTGTACACACCGCCACTGGGGCAACCGGGCGCGCCGGTGCAGGTCATCGGGTGGGAAACACCTAGATCGGATGAGCCGGACAAGCCGGGGCATGACCAGCGGGTGACGGTGGACGTGAAGCTGTTCGCTGCGCCGGGGTTTTCGCCGGCGCCGCGGGACATTGTCGCGGTTCCGGGGATCGGGCACTGCGAGGTGATCGGGATCCCGGAATCCACTGACGGGAACCCTTTCGGCTGGGTGCCCGGGTCCACGATCCATCTCCGCAGGGTCACCGGATAGGAGCGTCATGCAACTGACTGTGATCTCCGGCGACGGATCCGACGTCCTCGCCGAGGTCGGCCGGTACGCCACCGACGAACACAACAACCTCTGCGTCTACAACGACGCCGGGACTCTGGTCCGCTTATACGCGGCCCGAACGTGGAAGTCGGTCACCCAGGAGGAGGGCAAGTGAGGGCAACGAGAGTCGTCCACAAGATCGCAGGCTATTACGCATTGCGGTCCGAGCCCGGTGTGGTCGCTGATCTGGAAGCGCGCGGAGAGCGTGTGCTCGCCGACGTGGGCGGGGAACGGGCCGGCTACGTGCTCGATTCCCGGCAAGGCCGCAAACGCCCACAAGGCCGCTGGCGCGTGAGCGTGGCGGCGGTGACCGCCCCGGCGATGATCGACAACCAGCGCAACAACACGCTGCTGCGGTCGCTCGGGGCGGCGAGAGACTGATGCTGGTCGCTCACCCCGCGGTGTCGGTCGCGGTGGCGCTACTCGAGGCGAAGCTGCCGCAGCTCGAAACGGGCCCGGTATGGGTGTCCTCGCATTTCCCGGACACCGATCACGATCGGGTCGTGCGGGTAGACCGTCTGCACGGGGGCATGACCAACATGGTCACCGATGCCCCGTTCATGCTTTTCGAGTGCTGGGCGCGCGCTGTGCCCGGCGTGACAACCGGCGATATCGAGGCCGAACGGCTGGCCAATCATGTCCGGGCCTGCCTCACCGGCGCCCGCAGCGAACGGCACGCCGAGGCGTTCGTCCGCTACTGGAAAGACGCGGGCGCCAATTCACACCCTGACCTGGACCGGCCAGGAATGGCGCGCTGGCAGGTCATCGGCACTCTCGGTCTCGCCGTCAAACGATAGTCCTTTCTCAGATTTCCCTTTCAGGCCCGGATCACATCGCCTTCGAAAGGGGCAATCATCATGGCCGATTCGGCTAACGTCTACGTCCCCGCGCCCCGGCCCGGAGGCGCAGGAGTCTTCTACCGGGCACTACTGGGCACCGCGCTGCCGACGGATGCGTCCACGGAGCTGGCGGTCGACTATCTCGATCACGGGTACGCCGGCGAAGAGGGATTCGTCATCACCTCGGCCCGTGACATCACCGACCTGAAAGCGTTCGGCGGCGACACCGTCGCCACCACGCAGAACAGCTACGACTGGTCGGTGCAGGTCACCCTGCTTGAGGACGGCAACCTCAACGTTCTGAAGACCACGTTCGGCGACTCCAACGTCACCGACAACGGCAGCGGGCTGATCACCGTCAAGCACAACAAGGTGCGCCTGCCCCGCTCGGTATTCGTGATCGACACCATCGGCGATAACGACCGGTTGAAGCGGCAGATTATCCCGATCGGCCAGGTCACCGCCGTCGGCGATATCACCGTCGTGCACACCGACATGGTGAAGTACCAGCTCACCGTGAAGGCGTACCCGAACCCGTTTGGCGACAACGTCATCGAATACATCGAAGAAGTGCCTGACGGATCGTAACCAGACTCGCCCCGGCGGGGTTTCAATTCACCCCTTGATCCGGGCCTGCCCTGCCGGGGCGGGCCTTCGGGCCCGGATTCCACCTCTCATCGAAAGGTCCGGATCACATGGCTATCCGCATCGCAGGTGCGCGCAATCCCGAAAACCAGGTGGACTTCGAGGTCGAACTCGACGACGGCTCCGTCCTGGAATTCACCGTCCCCAAGGTCGAATACCTTCCCGAACCCGTCATGGAGGAGTACGAGCCGTGGCTGGAAGAGTGGGAGAAGAAGGTGAAAGCCAGCACCAAGGCCAGCGCCGCCGATCGCAAGAAGATGCGCACCTATGACCCGATGCTGAAACTTCTCGAGCTGCTCCTGCCGGCGGAAACCTATAGCAAAGTGACCGGGCTGGCGCGGGGCGTGCTGATCGACATCGATAACCAGTGGCTCAAAGCCTCCGGAGTGAAGGTGGGGGAATCCGGAGCCTCCGCGCGCTCCTGACCGGAGAGCATGCGGAGGCTATCGAAGCCGACCTCCTCGAACGCGGTTGGCATCTCTACGACATCGGCGACCGCCTCTCATGGCATGAGCTGCGGGTGATTCTCGAAAACCTTCCACCGAACGGAACCTCGGCCCTGTACCGGGCGAGGTTCCCGGACGACTGGTGGTACGACACCCCGACCCAGATCGCCTCCGCCCAGCTGCTTGCTCTTCAGGGTGCGAACTGGCAGCGCGGCGGCGGGAAGGGGTCTCGGCCGAAGTTGTTCGAGCCGACTCGTCCTGAGCCGGAACGCAAACCGGCGAAGGTCGTCCCGATCGACAAGATCAAGGACGAGTTGGCCGCACGCCGAGCGCGAGCTCGGGCGAAGCAGGCGGGTTAGCCGGCCGCCCTGTTGCGGTCCTGCTCCGCCTTCACTCCTTGCTGGATGCGGCCCTGAATGGTGGTCAACTTCAGGTTCAACAGCGTCTCGCCGGTGATGCATTCAATGGCCTTCTCGCGGCTGAAGCACATGTTGTCTTGGAACTCGCTCACCGTCTCCTGCCAATTGTTGATGGCGATAGTCAGGTCGGTGCGTTCCTTGCTGACATGAAGTGCCTCGGTGGCGTATTGGGACATAGATGTGATGTCGGATTTCAGCATGAGGTGGCAGGTGCCGACCAGCTGAATCGTTGGGTGTATCGAGCAGTCCTTGGTTGTGACGTTTCCGTATTGGATCGCCATGTCGGTCCAGGGCAGGACCGACTGCTCCTCGGCGGTAGGCGCTGACCCCTCGTCGGCAGGACCACTGCCGCAACCGGCAGCCAACCCGACAGTGAGCGTCGCCAGCGCTGTTATGACGCGCGTTCTCATGGAGTTCCCTTCGGGAAGTTCGCGCGTCGCCTCGGCGCGAGAGAGAACAAACATTACCGGTTACCCACTTCGGTGGGCGATGAAACAACGAAATAGGAGGTGTCCGTGGCCGTAGAGCTTGCCGTGGGTTACGTGTCACTCGTCGCCGACACCTCCCAGATTCCCGGGCAGATCAACAACGCCATTCAGCAGGGCGGCCGGGACGCGGACGCTCAGGGTGAGACCATCGGCCGCCGGCTCGCCGCGGGCATGGGGGCCGCACTGAGGACGGGCGCTATCGCTGCTGGCGCTGTCGCTGGCGGGGTGATGGCAACTGCTCTCACGAAGGGTTTCGGCCGGCTCACTGCGATCGACGACGCGCAGGGCAAGTTGCGTGGCCTCGGACATGATGCGGCCACGATCGCCGAGATCATGGACAACGCCCTGGCGGCGGTGAAGGGCACAGCCTTCGGCCTGGGTGACGCGGCAACCACGGCCGCCGGTGCTGTCGCTGCTGGCATCAAGCCCGGCGAGGAGCTGACCAAGCATCTGAAGCTGGTCGGCGACGCGGCGACGATCGCCGGTGTCGGGATCTCGGAGATGGGCGGCATCTTCAACAAGGTCGCCACGTCCAACAAGATCCAGGGCGATGTCATCGACCAGTTGGGTGACAAGGGCATCCCGATCGTTCAGCTGCTGTCGCAGGAGCTGGGGAAGACCGCGGAGGAAACGGTCAAGCTTGCCTCCGACGGCAAGGTCAACTTCGAAGCGTTCGCCAACGCTATGCGGACCGGCCTCGGCGGCGCCGCACTGGAATCCGGCGCCACGGTCAAGGGCGCTATCGCCAACACCAATGCGGCCCTCGGCCGCCTCGGCGCCGCAGCGCTGGAACCGGTGTTCGGCCGCCTCGGCGCAGGATTCGGCGGGCTGACCGCACAGATCGACAACGCCACCGAGAGTATGGGGCCGTTCGCTGAACGCATCGACGCGCTCATATTCAAGCGTGTAGTCCCCGGCGTGGCTGCGATGTGGACGGCGTTCGCCGGGTCCGACGCGGCCAAAACTCTTGCTGATGGCCTGGACCAGGCGCGGGCAACGATCGGCGGAGTCGTCGAAGCCGCCCAGGCTGCCGGTCCTGCCATCGCCGATATCGCGAAGTCTCTGGGCGCTGCTTCGGGCGCACTCGGTGTCGGCGCCTGGACTGCGCTCACCACCACACTGCAGGGTGTCACGCAGATCGCCGCCGGTGTCCTGGTGCCGACGTTGGGTGCGGTCGGCGGGCTGATGGCCTCCAACCAGACCGCGGTACTCGCTCTCGCAGGCGCTTTCTTGGCGTGGCGGTACCTGCCGCGGGTTATGGCACCGATCAGCGACCGGCTCGGCGCGATCGGCTCCAGCGCGGGCGGCGCGATCACCGCGGTCCGTGGTGTCGCCACGGCGACCGGCGGCGTCGCCCAGGTCGCCGGTGTCGGCGCTACCCAGTTGGGCCGGTTCGGTTCTGCGGTGCAGCAGCTCGGCACCCATCGCCCGATCGTCGGCCAGATGCAGCAGTCGTTCATGAACGCCGCTGCCGGCGCCAGCCACTTCGGTCGCACCGCAGGTACTGCCGCCGCGGCGACGACGGGGCTGCGCGCGGCGGGCTCGGGGCTGGTGGGGGCTCTCGGCGGTCCGTGGACGATCGCGATCATGGCGGCGACGGTCGGCTTGATGAAGCTGGCCTCCGACGCAGAGAAGGCGAAGCAGACCGTCCGTGAACTGTCGGCTGTCGCCCGGGATATCGGTGTCGCACGCAGCGAGATGACCGAGATCCTGTCCCGGACTTCGGGCGCGTTCGACGACGAGGCACTGTCGAACGCCAGCAGCCAGATCGGGATCATGCGCCGCGAGATGGAGGCGCTGTCCAAGGACACCCCTGGGATGTGGGACAAGTACCTGAATCCCGCGAAGTTCAACGAGGCCCGGGACCGGCAGTGGACTGCTGACACCTGGAAGGACGCCGTCAAGGCGCTCGATGAACTGAAGATGTCGGACGAGCAGTTGTCGGCAGCCTTGGCGGATGACGCTGAGTTCGCCAGCCTCACGGCCCGCCTGAATGACATGGGCACTGCCGGCCGGTTCGCCGTCTCGCATCTGCAGGCGGTCCGGGACGGCATGCTGGATTCGAAGCAGATCGCGAAGGACACCACTCCCGGGTTTTTCACTCTCGCCGATGCGATGAAGACCATCGCGGATGAGTCGGGTACCGCGTCGGACCGGATCTCGGCGATGCGCACCGCTCTGGAGGTGTTGGCCGGTAAGCAGATCAGCGCCCAGGACGCTCTGGCGAACTATAACGAGCAGGTCCGCGACACCACCCGTGTTACGCAGGAGTGGAATGCGGAGCTCGGCGCCGGCCAGCAGCTGATCTTGCAGGAGGGCCCGCTCGCCGGGTCGGTGGATACATCCACCGAGAACGGGCAGCGACTGTACGACACCCTCAAGGCGATCATGGATGTGACGCTGGGTGTCGCGGAATCCGGCGGCGATTTGGAAGCTGCGCTGGAGGGGGACCGTAAGCAGTTCGAATCGCTGGCGAATGCTGCTGGTCTCACTGTCCAGGAGGTCGAGGGGCTGGCCGCGGCGGCGGGGTATGTGCCGGACCGGATCCGGATGCTGGCGGAGCTCGAGGGCGCCGATTCCGTGCAGGTAGAACTCACCACGATCGCATCCCTGCTGGAGGCGAACGGTGAGGGTGTGACGGTCCGCGCGGATGCGCTCACCGATGATGCGAAGCAGAAACTGCTGGACCTCAAGGACGAGGGCATCCGGCTGTCGGAGGTCGACGGGAAGATCACGGTCATCGCCGAGACCGACGAGGCGAAGCGCAAGCTGGAAGAGATCGCGACGACCCCGATCCCGGACAAGAAGTTCAACATCATCGGGACGCTGATCGAGGCCGAGCAGCGCGCGGCCGCCTTGGGTGGACCGAATGTGCAGGGCCCGATCTTGCCGCGCAACGCTGGTGGCGGCACGATCTCCGGCCCGGGTACGGGGACATCCGACTCGATCCTGGGCATCGACCAGGCGACCGGCATCCCGACATCGTGGGTGTCGCGCGGCGAGGAGGTCATCAAAGAGTCCTCGGCGAGCAAGTGGCGTGGTCTGCTGAAGATGATCAACCGGGACGATCCGGCGTTGAAGCGGTGGCTGCCGGCGTTCGCTGAGGGCGGCACCGTCCCGACTGGTGTGTCCCGGGCCCTGTCCAAGCTACGGTCGGTGACCGGAAGCATTTACGAGTGGGGCGGCACCGGGCCCAGTAACTTCGACTGCTCCGGCCTGGTCGGGTGGGTGCAGCAGTTGCTGATGGGTGTGACCGAACCGATCGGCCGCCTGTACACCACATACTCGCTGCTTGACGGTGCGACCGCGGGCCTGGTGCGTGGCCTCGGGCCCTCGGGAACGTGGTTCCGGGTCGGGGTGAACCAGGAGCACATGTCGGCCACTCTCGCCGGGCAGCCGGTCGAGTCCGGCGGTTCGCATGGCACCGCCCGTGTCGGATCCCCTGCAGTGGGCGCGACGGACCCTCAGTACACCAACCACTTCCACCTCCCGAACGCTCTCATCGAGGGTATCGGCCGGCCGGGGGTCGGCCTCGCTGCGGATGAGGAGGGCTGGACCGAAGAGGACCAGCTGAAGCTCGACGAGGCGATGCTCGATGTCGAGGAAGCCAAACAGGCCCGGCAGAAGGTGTACGACGACGCCGAGTCCACCGACCTCGAGCGCCGTCGCGCGGACATGCGGGTCCGGCAAGCCGAACAGTCCGTGGTGAAACTACAGGAGGAGAAGGACGAGGCCGCTTACGCCGTCACCGACGACTACGTGCCCGAGGCGCCGCCATTGGAACGGCAGTACTCCGAAGAGGAGTCCGACCTGGCACGCGCGGAGCTTGCGGTGGACGCGGCGAAGCAGAAGCGCAATCAGGTGTATGCGGACCCGGAATCGACGGACGCGGACCTCAAGTCGGCGGACCTGGACTATTCGGACGCTATCCGCGCCCGCGACGAAGCCTTGAAGGGTGGCGAGAAGGATTCCCTTGCCGGGTCGATCGCTGACCGGATCAAGCAGTTCGGTTCCGACATCTTCGGCATGTTCGTGGACACGGTCCGTGAGGAGATCCCGTTCGGCATCGGGAAGTCGCGGTGGCTCGATATCGAGCTTCCGGACTTCGAGAACCACACCCCGCACGCTGATTCGCTGATCGGGCAGGCGCGGGCCAGGTCGTTCACGCAAGGGGAGATCGACAACCAGCTCCCGGTGACCACCGACGGCGACCCGTCACTGCTGACGCCGTATGCGGCTCTGGCGCCGTTGCGGATCGCGGAGTGGCTGAAGATGCTGCCACTGGGCGTTTATGACCAGGGCGGTTGGCTGGAGCCGGGGCAGATGGCGGTCAACCTGTCGAACCGTCCGGAGCCGATCTTCAACGGCCCGGATCAGATGCGCCAATTTATGGAGGGCTCGCTGCTGGAGCCAGCCGCGGCGGCGCCGCCGGACTTCTCGGTCAACATCCACAACCCCACCTTCTCCGACGGTATGGCCGCGGTGAAGTACGGGATGCGCCAACAGGAGCGGGCAACGATGCGCTATGCGGGGAGGCCGTTCAAGTGAGCCTGAACATCAAAATCCACGGGACCGACAAGTCCTTCTGGCAGGTTCACGGCAAGGGGCAGGGCACGGAAGGTGTGATCCTTTCTGCCGAGCAGGTGAAGGGACTGTTCGCGGCGCCGGTCCGGACGGAGTGGAAGGCCACCGCACGCGGGGTCGGTGGCCGGCCGAAGGGGCGCTGGTTCGAATGGCGGGACCTGTCGCTGGGCTTCCATGTGGCCGAGCAGTTCGTCGAAGACGGGGACCAGGAAGACATCATGTCCCGGTTCCGGCAGGCGTTCGACTACCGCGAGGACGACTGGGACCCGGACGCCCGGCTGGCGATGATCGAGGTGTCCACCGACACTTCGACGCGCTTCCTGGATGTGCAGCTGTACGAGGAGCCGGATTTCGATCCCGGGATAGACCCACTGGTCACCGGATACGGGAACCCGATCCTGCCGCTGCGCGCCGGTCAGCCGTTCTGGTACGAGCAACCCCACATCACCCACTGGTCGACGGACTCGACGTCGGGGTCCGGGACTGTGCTGGTCTCCAATCCGACCGATCAGGTGATGTACCAGAAATGGATCATCACCCGCGGGAAGTGGACGCTGCCGGACCTCTCGTGGACCGGGCCCCGCCGGGGTCGTGTTCCGGGGCCGAGCAAGCTCACCGGCCGCGATGATTCGGAGCGGACGATCCTGATGCCGGAGATCACCGCCCTGCATGGTGGTGGCGTGGTGGATCTGGACCCGATGGAATTGATGGTCCGGGACGCCCACGGCACCAACCTGCTGGGGCAGATGCCTATTCCGGGCATGTTCTTCGAGTATCCGATACCGCCATGGACCACGACCCCCATCCCATTGCCTGTCACAGTGACGGATGCGCCCGCGAGTGGGGCGATGGTGCAGCTGGTGCAGCCACGCCTGTGGTCCGAAGCGATCGGAGGCCAGTAGATGGCCGTCGACCTCGAAGCCTCCCTGCTCGATCAATGCGAACAGATCTGGGCTCACACCCGCGGCGAACGTGAGCGCGAACTGAACATGCGCAAAATCCCGCCGCTGGTGCAGTTGTGGGATGGGGAGATGCTGCTCCAGCATGTCGTCGGCGCCGAGTACTCGATGAACGTCGACGTACCGGAGAACGACTCCGGCCCGATCGAACTACGCCACCCGTTCGACCATCCGGTGGGGCAGTGGTTGTGGGACGAGCAGGGCCGGATCGACCGTGGTGAGAAACGCAACGTCAACATCACCGTGAGGTACTGCGGTTCCACGGTCGGTGGACTGCTGGACTCGGTGGACCTCGAAGCGGACGAGGCCGGCGACCAGGTCATCGTCGCGAAATTTCTGAGCGACTATGAGCGGTTGAAGTGGTATTCGGTCTGGTCGAATCCGTTTCTGCCCGACTGGATCCAGTGGCCGCAAATTTTTATGCTCCCGGGTCCGATCCTCTGGGTTCTGTCTCTGACCCTCGATCTCCAACTGATGCGTGAACGCGCGTCGAGCTGGGCGCTGCCGTCCGACCCGATGGATCCCGCGCAGCGTGGCGGCCTGAATCAGTCCACGTGGTCCATGGTGGTGAAGCCGATCAGCTTCGTCGATGCGATGGCGTCGGGCTGTCTGTGGGGGATCGCGATCTCCCGCTTCAAGAACTTTCACGAGATGGCCAAGGCGATGATGGCCGATGGTGAGATCGCGGTCGTCATCAAACCTTGGCTGAACGGGGATCCGCCTCCGTGGCCGGGCGCCCCGACCTTGCGTCATGGGACCCGGGTGGTCGAGTTCGTCGACCGGTCCGGCACCTTCACCGGCACGAGCCATGGCGGCACGATCTGGGATGGTCTGACCCGCACGGTGACCGAGTTTGTGGGCGACATGATCGACCCGGTTGTGTCCACGTCCACCGACGCTTCGATCCCACCCGAGTACTACGAGGTCGGATCGAAGCGCTCCCAGAAAGCTTTGCCGATCGCGGTGTGGCGCGACGGCGAGCAGACCGGGCTCACCAACTACCGGTATCGCAAGAGCCCGGCGAAGGGTATCCAGGTCATCACTGGCGGCCACTCGGCCCCCATGGTCAACGAGACCATCAAAGCGGGGATCGTTTTGGCGGGGGATCTCGCGGCCATGATGATCGGCGTCCCGCCTCTTGGCGGTGTGGCTGACGCAATTTTGGCCCCGCTCTACACCGATGCCCTGTTCGCCTGGATTCGAGCAACTTCCGAGGCTCGCGCCAACAACGGTGGCTGGACACGGTACTTCGAGTACTTCCAGGAGGGCGGAGGAAAGGCCTACACCCTCTCCTCGCTGATGGTGCTGCGCGCCGGGATATGGGCCACAAGGAGTTTCGAGGCATCGGAATTCAGCGCCGGGGACGGCATGCCGTTCCTGATCGGCGAGGCTGGACATGTGTGGTTGTCCGACCGGGCGGGCTACACGATCCGCGGCGACAAGACCGGCCGGATCTACATGGACCGAGTCTCCCGTGTGCAGCTGTCGTGGGACCGCCAAACCGCTCCCGAATGGACGATCACGATCGGCGATAACAGCGAATTCCAGGATCCGGTGGCGAAGGCGTACGAGCGGATCGAGTCCATCGTGTCCGCGCTGCAGCAGTTGGGAGTGTGACCGTGGCGAAATCGTCTCAGCTCGGGCTGGTCGACGGAAAGCGGTTCGAGGACTGGCCGGCGTGGGACGGCAAAGGTGTACCGACCCGGGACAACTGCGATCTGACCAATCCGCGGCAGAAGTTCCTGTGGATGTACACCGCCTTGCCGGGCGTGAAGGGTGCGCCGCTGGTGTTCCCGGTCGAGTACTGGGAGCAAGTGTCGTGGCGCCAGTGCGTGCTCGGCGCCGATCTCGTCGGCGAGCCGGGGCTGCAATGGCAGGCACCGCTGCACGTGGCGGCGAATCCTTGGCTGGCGGCTGGGCAGTGGGTGTACCCCGGCACTCCGGAGCCGGAGCGGTCGTCCATCAGGGATGTGGTGTCGAGCCTTCCTGCTGTGGACCGCGCCGAGATCGAAACCTACGTGAAGGAGAAGATCGGCCTCACGGACGCTCCCGACGTCCCGCCCGGGCAGTACAGGGTGTCGGATGTCGCCAAGCGCCTGGACGTCCCCGTCGATGAGATCACGGGCGTCCTCGGCCGTTTCGGGCTCACCGTCACCCCCACTTCGTTGATCGGCCGCGACATCGCGGACCGCATCGTCGCCCACCTCGAGCTGTAAAGGAGTCCGCATGCCCGAGCGGGTACTGCCCTACGACCGCGCCATCGTCCCACAGGAGACCGGGTATTGGTGCGGGCCAGCGAGCGCCCAGGTCGTACTCGACTCCCGCGGCATCCGGGTGGCGGAATCTGTGCTGGCCCGCGAGATCGGCACCACCTGGAACGGCACCGACTTTATCGGGCTGATCGAGCGGGTCCTGGATGTACGTGTCCCGCAAGCCCAGTACACGTCCGTGAACATGCCGGACGATCCGCCCACCGCGTCGCAGAAAGAGCGCTTGTGGGAGCACATCGTCTCGTCGGTCAACGCCGGCTGGGGAGTAATCACCAACATCGTCGCCCCGGTCGGTAATCAGCCTCGGGCGGTGGCGCCGTCGACGATCTCGCCGAATTATGGGCGCTCCACGGTCTGGCACTACTTCACCGTCATGGGCTACAGCGACGACGGGCCGCGCAGGGTATGGATCGCCGACAGCGGGTTCGCGCCGTACGGGTATTGGCTGTCGTACGACCAGCTCGCCACCCTAATCCCACCAAAAGGGTACGCCTACGCCGCGGCCGCGCGGCCGGAAACCGGACTGTGGGATGAGATCGCGGGCCAATTCATGGGGCCGAAATGACCATCTTCGGCATCGACATCTCGTCCTGGCAGAAGGGTCTCAACCTCACACAGGTGGCGGCCGGCGGATTCCGGGCGGTGATCGCGAAAGCCACCGAGGGTAGCGGTTACATCAACCCGGAGTACCGGGCGCAGAAGTCGGGCACCGAGCGCGCCGGGATGAAGTTCATGGCCTACCACTACGTCCGGGACACTAGTCCGGCCGCGCAGGTGGACAACTTCGTGCGGATCGAGCCAGACCGGGCGGTGCCGGTGATGCTCGACCACGAACTGAACTCCGGTGGCGTCGGCATGCTGCGGGCTGTGCACGCGGAGTTCGTGCGCCGCGGCTACCGGGTGCCGCTCACGTATCTGCCGCGCTGGTATTGGCAGGGGCATATCGGCTCCCCGGATCTGTCGGGACTGCCGCCACTCATGGCATCGCACTACGGCCAAGACCTACCCGGTTTCGCGTCCCTGCTCTACCCAGGCGCCGATCACGCCGGCTGGTCCGGCTACGGCGGCAACACGGTCGCGGTCCTGCAGTTCACACAGAAAGCTCGCGTGGCCGGCCAGCTGGTCGATGCCTGGGCGGTTCGCAGCGAGAAGGAATTCGACGCGCTGTTCGGCGCAGGAACGGAGGACGACATGTCCGCGGAAGACGTAGCGACTCAGCTGATGGGTGGAGACCGGAAGGGGTTCGCGATCCTCGGCAAGGCCGTGGAGACCACCTCCGGCAAGGACTCGCGGAACCGGTACCTCACCGAGGCGGTCGCGGTCATCCTTACGCAGCTCGCCGGCGGGCCGAACTTCGAAGGCTGGCCCCAACTCGGCACGGGCGAGGCTGCGCAGGCGGAACGGGCGAAGAAGGCCGACGCCCCGCGGCGCACTCAGGCCGACGCCATCGCCCACCTGATCGCGCAGAACGAGCGGATCATCGAACTCCTGGAAGGACTGGCCAAGTGAGCAAACTCAAGGATCTGCTGAAACGGGAGCCAGTGGCCGCGGGTGTAGGCGCGCTGATTACCGCGGCTTTCGCGTATCTCGTGACGAGCGGGCTGATGACCGAGGATTCGGCGAACCTGATCGCCGCACTCCTGGCGCTCGCGCTGGGCGTTCCGCTCACGGCCGGGATCCGGTCACAGGTGGCGCCGTTTACGCCGAAGCCGGCCGCGCGTCCTCGTGGCGAGGAGTGAGGCCCTGTTCACTGCCGGTGCTCCGGCTCGTAGTCGGGGTGTGGTGGATGAGGAGGGTGTAAATGACCAGCAGCGACTTCGGGGTGTCGACGCGCACGGTCAGTGTCCTGGTGTACGTCGTGACAGTGTGCTGGGCGGCGAACATCTTTGCGCCGCTGGTGATCGACACATATCAGGGGAACACGGGCGTGAACGGGATCATGGGCGCGATCATCGGACTTTTGGGCGCCGCGAGATTCCAGGCATCACGGAACCGAAATCCGGAAACCCAAGGTGATACTGATGAATGACGTCATCCTGCAGCTTCTGTTCGGTGCGTCGTGCATCGCGATCGGTTTTTTCGCAGGGCTATCACTGAGCTGGCGTGAATTCCGGCGCGGCGGCCGGAGGATCGCCGTTCCCACCCTGCCGCGTACCGATCGGCAGCAGGCTTATTGGCTGATCGTCGTGGCCGTCCTGGCGGTGGCGTCCACGGTGTTCGCTGCGATGCAGTCTGCTGACCAGCAAAAATGCAACAGCGAGTTCCGATCCACGTTGGTAGCCCGGTCCGCGGTGTCGATTGAGAATCAACGGCATCTCGATGACATGGTCGGGGTGATAGCTGACGAATCCGCGAACCCCAAGCCGAATAGCCGGGATCGAATCCGCCAGGCGCTGAGCGACTATCAGACGTGGTCGGTCGAGGCCAACGACCGCCGCGCGAAAAACCCGTACACCGACCCGACATGCGGGTTGTGACGTGACCGCCCCCGATGGATCGTCTCCCGGCGGGAGCCTGGGCGTCGGCGGGTTCGCGGCGTGGCAGGCCACCACCGAGAGCGATGCGAAGAACGCCATGAAGGGCGGCGTGATCGGGTCCTGGGAGGGCGCCCAGGACATGGCGCACACAAACTACAACAGTGTCATCAACGACCACACGCAGCAGCTCGCCGACCTGGAGGCCGCATTCCAGCAGCTGATCCTCCAGGGCAATGCGTGGGTCTTCACCGATGGCGAGACCTGGACTCCGACCGAGGGGGTTTTGTCGCTCGAGGTGATCCTCATTGGTGCGGGTGCGGGTGGTGGAGGAGGTCGCGGCGACGCTCTCCCGGCCAGTCGGGCCGGTGGCGGTGGCGGTGGTGGCGGCGGCGAGGTGCATACCCTTGTGCCGGCCAGCCTGCTACCCACTGATGGCAACGGCGATTTCCTCCCGATAACCATCGGCATAGGCACTGGAGGAAACGGCGGGAGCTTCGCCACGAACACGAACTCTGCACCTGGGGTCGGCGGCGGAAACACCACCCTTGGCACCTGGCTTACGGCAGGCGGCGGGCAGGGAGGCAGCGGGACAAGTAATGCCGGGGTCAACATTTACCCCGGTGACGGCGGGGTTGGAGGCGCCGGGATGATCGTTGGCGGCCCCGGAGGCGTGGGCGCAGGTCCCACAGTCGGGATGTCATCCTCCCCTGGGGGCAACTCCACCAGTGCTTACTCGCTAAATGGAGGCGGTGGGGGTGGTGGGGGTGGTGCCGGTAACTCGGTCGCGGGCATGGGGGCGTCCATTGGCGGCATTGGTGGGATTTCTCCCGGCGGAGGAATAAGTCAGCCCGGGCAGGCGCCGTCGACCGTAGTAGCCACCGGTGGCGGTGGTGGCGGAGGCGGCACCTACACGGCCGTTGGCGGTGCGGGAGCTTACCCGGCCGGTGGCGGTGGCGGTGGTGGCGAAAACGCCAACGGCGGTCGCGGCGGAAACGGCATCGTCTACATCATCGAAAGATTCACGTAATGGCGAATGCGATTCTCGCCATGCATGTGTACACCGAGTCCGCTGCGTGGGCCAAACCTCCGGGACTTATAGCGGTGGACGTACTCGTACGGGGGGCGGGCGGTGCAGGTGACTCAACGACCGGTGGTGGTGGTGGCGCTGCCGTACAACTCTTACGAATCAAAGCTGCTGAACTAGAGGACGTCATTTCGGTCGAAGTAGGCGCGGGGGGCGCTGCTGGCTCCGATGGGGGCCACAGCTCCTTCGGCCCCGTATCCGCACCGGGCGGTCTCGGCGGTAGCAACGGCGGCATGGGGGGGATCGTCTCGGGAATGCGGGGCGGTAATGGGGGCGTGTCCGGGCAACCTGGACAATCCACCACTTCGGGCATCGTGCGACTTCTAGCCGCCGGAGGCGGCGGGGCGGGTGCTGGATCCACTGGAGGCAAATCGGGATTCGTAGACGCCGGCGTCTCGAGCCCCGCCCTATGGCAATGGTGCCAATCCGGAGGTGGCGGAAACGCCGGCCAGACTGGTGGATTTCCGTCTGGAGGCGGTGGCGCAAATGCCAATGGCGGCGCGGGGTGCGTCGTCGTACTCGAATACATTAAGGACACCCAATGACAGACGCTCTTGAGAACACTCGCGCGTTCATCTGGTCTCCGAGTATGGAACTGTTCATTCTCGGAACACCGCAAGTCGCTACATATCTTCACCGGTACCGCAGCGGGATGGACTCATTGCTGGGGGATGCGTTCCGGATGGCCTCTCGCCTGCTCAGTGACGTCATATACAGCGGAATGGACCTGGACGATCCGGGAAATTGGGGTGTGGGGCCGTCCCCGCAGAATTCGAACACCAAAGAGGTCCTTTCAAAGTGGTGGGATGACCGCGAGCGGTTGATACTGAAGCACGAAATCAAGCCAAACGACCAGCGGTACAACTCGTACCAGATGGTCTTTGGGTATTACGACTCGGATATTCATGCCACCCCCGCATTGGGTCGGTCGGACTCGGGTTACACGCCTGGAGTTCTGGACGGATTCGTTGCTGCGATGAAGGTCGACGATCCGTCCTGGGCGCCGTGATGGCTACCGCGACCGTGCACCTCAACAACGTGGGCGGGTATTTTGGTGTGGCGCGCTGTTTCCGACTGGACCCACCTCGGGTGATCAGCGGAACCGAATGCGAATACGTCACTGTGGCTGTCCAGCCGAGGATCGGCCAGCAGTCCCCGGAGGTCCGGGTGTACCCGGCCACCGATGACGGCACCTGCATCACGCCGCAGCTTCACCGGCGGACGGGGAGCTTCACGCCCGACGAACCGGTTGACATCGACGGCTGCTACTGGCTGGCGCTCTTGATGCTGGGCGGATACGAACTCGATCAGTCACTGAACGGGGGAAATTGACATGGCCGGCTGGAAGCCGATATTCGAAATCCTCGACCTCAACAAGGGCGACTTCATCTATGAACGCACCGCCCGCGCTGGTGTACCGGCAGATTCGACCGCCCAGATCATCTGGGCGAATGACGTGACTTGGGACGCAACGGTCGAGGGCAACACCGTGTCCTGGCGGGTCGAGGCCGAGGACTGCGGCCCGGACGTCATCCCGCACGGCACCGCCTACGACATGTTCATCCGCTACCCGAATCCGGACACCGAGTCCGAGAACGACTTCCATTGGAAAACCGGGCGTGCCCACCGCACCCCGCAGGACTAGGAGCATCACATGGCGCTGAATGTTCTTGCCACCGCAAACGAAGTTGCCGAGGCGTGGGCAGCCCTGGGTGACGTGTACTCACTGCACACCGGAGACCCGGGTAGTGCGGGTACGGCGAACGAGGTGACGGGCGGCGGATACGAACGCCAGTCGACCACCTGGGGCACCGCATCCGGCGGGAAGGTCACCGGTAGCCAGATGACTTTCGCTGTGCCGGACGGGGACGTCACGCACATGTGCCGGTGGTCCGACGACGGAACCACCTTGCGGGACATCATCGACACCGTGGACGCCACCGTGTCCCCCGCGGGCGAGCTGAAGGTCACTCCCTCGTCGGGTGATGGCCTGTACGTGGCCTGGAGCTGATCGTGGGGTTCCCTCACGCCGACACCGGCGTCGAGGACTTCCCGGCCGTCGACGCAGGGCTCGCGGACTTCCCTGGCCCTGATGTCGGTTTCGAGGATTTCCCGCCGGCGCCGGTGATGCTTGTCTACGCCGACGTATCGTTCACGCTCACACCTGCTGCGGTGTGGGCTGTGTTGCCGTGGCGTACCGCTGATGTCGTGTTCTCGATGTCTCCCGGCGTTAGCCCTGTGGCATCGGTGGTGTTGGAGGCGGCGGCTGGGCTGGTGATGACGCCGATCGCGGCGATCATCCCGGACGAGCTGTTCCCGACGGTCTCGTTCACGATGACCCCGGATGCCGTGGTCGAGCATGCGGGTGTGGTCGAGGCGGGTGCGGGGCTGTCGATGTCCCCCGGGATGGCGGAAATCCCGGTGGCGGTGGTGACTGCGGACGCGATCACCACGATGACGGTGACCGCGGACGTCGCAATCGCAGGGGTCATCGGCGCTGCGGCGGGGCTGTCGATGTCGCCGGCGGTGGCTCCGGTCGCGTCGCTGGATGCCACTGCGGTTGCATCGCTCGCCATGGCACCGGATGTCGACTACGAGGTGATTACGTTCATCCCGTCGGGGATGACGAAGTCTGGTGCCTCCAGCCGGCTGGGGACATCCTTCGCTCAAGTCGACGGCACTTGGGCGGCGGACACTACGAACTATCCAGGCTCGACCGTCGACGGCGGTGACCTGGTGATCCAAAGATCGGCCACGGGCGTAACGATTGAGGCCAGCGTTGTCTGGACGACGCACCACGCCTTCGGCAATCGCGATATTTACATGCAGCTGAGACAGGGCGCATCGACGATCCTGGCGACGACGGTTACCCCCTTGCAGCTGAGCCAGAGCAGCTCCGGCACGTTGTCTCTGACAGCTACGAATGTGACCGTGACGGCTGGGGATAAGATCCGCCTGGAGGCGCGCTGCAATCTCACCAACAGCATCTCCGCCCAGCCGAACGCCGCGAGCTACGTACGGGCCACCCGGCCTTAGCTCAAGCGCGAACCCGAAAAGAAGCGCCCCACCAGTCCTGACATCAGGATCGGTGGGGCGCCTTCCGTGTTTACAGGGGCACCTCTCATACCCGAGTAGACGCGGGAGCTGGAACACCCCGAGGCGGCACCGACGCCCCGGTCGCGATGTAGATCCCGGACCACACGCACCCGCCGGTCTTCAACGGGTGCAGTGCGAACCGGTTCTTCTCGACGTCGACCCGCTTGCGGCAGCCGGGGCAGCTCGCGGCCCGGACGGGATTGACAAGGATCATGTCCTCATGGGAGACGTTCCGGAGGACGTCGGCTCGGATCCACGGCCAACCGCCGCACTCGCACGGCATGCTCGCCCGTACCCGGAGGCCTTCCCATGCGCAGCGGCCGGTCATGTTCCGGTAGTGGGGTGCGATGACGCCGTCGCGGATTGGTGCACCGAAGTGGCAGTGCTCCCGGTCGGGGCACCGGATCACGTCGCTGGAGTTGGCCTGGGTGTGGCCGAGCATGCCGATGGTCACCCACGGGTGGGTGCGGCATTCGCATGTCGCTGGATCGGATGTGATCACGGGCGCGCCTGTTGCCGGTAGGCGATGGCGAGCTGATACCGGGGGCAGCGATGCCGGGCGTGCCTGTCGGCGATCAGGTGGGCGTGGGAGTACCCGTGCGGTGTTTCCTGTGACCGGCATGCGTCGGGGTAGTCCAGTGCCCGGAGTCCGGCGAGGACTCGGGTGATGAGGTGCCGGCTGTTGGTGTGCCAGCGCTGCAGGGTCACGGCCCGGTAGCTGGTCCTGACCGGGAGTTCGCTTGTCTCTGTCATCGGAGACCTCGTTGTGTTGTGTTGTGGTTGTTGTGGTGTTGCGTGGTGGTGGCCACCGCCACGGCCGGGTCCGAGTCGGGGGGTTCGGCCCGGCGCGGCGGGTGGTTGATTCGAAGGTATGGCCGGTTTGCGCCAGGGGGGTAACACGCTGCGTGTTACTTCTGGCGGGTTTTCTCGGTACGCTCAATACAGAAGGGGCTACCGAAGGACGCCACACATCAATGTCTGAAAGCATCGGCGCGCGGATCCAGAAGTTCCGCGGCAAAGCAATGACACAGCGGCAACTGTCAGAACAGTCGGACGTGAGCCTGTCCCTGATCCGACAGTTGGAACAGGGCAAACGCTCCAACGCCAGCATCGCCACGCTCCAGAAGCTCGCGAAAGCGCTGGACGTGGACATCGCCGACCTCGTGGGCAAGCGGTATGGCATACCGTCGGAGGACCCAGACGCCGGCGTCGTCGCGATCCGGCGTGCGCTCAGCCCGGTCGACGACCTGATCGACGATGATCCCGAGCAGACTCCGATCTCGCTACGTGAGGCGCGGCGATCGGTGGACTATGCGTGGGGTGCGTATTGGGGCGGCCGGTACGAAACCCTCGCGGCCGTACTGCCTCCCGGCCTCACCCAGTTGCGGGCCACCGCGCACGCCGCGCAGAACGGCGACGCCCCTACAGCGAATGAACTTCTGGCCCGCATGTACTGGGTCACCGGTTGCACGCTCGTGCATCTCGGGCAGGCCGACCCGGCTTTCGTCGCGATCCGGTCCGCCCTGTCTGCGGCCGAGCGCGGCAACGACCCACTGCTCGCCGCCACCCTGCGGGGGTCGGTGGCGTGGCAGCTGCTCGTCCAAGGCCGCTACGAGGAGTCGCACAAAGTCGCGTTGAAGGCCGCCGCCGGTGTCGAGCCGGTCGGGGATGCATCTACCCCGGAGCTTGCGGTGTACGGGTCTCTTCTGCTGCAGGGGGCGACCGCGGCCGGGCGTGAACAGGACCCGGATCGGGCACTGGATCTCGCACGGGCGGCGGACGAGGTGGCCGACCGACTCGGTGTGGACACCAAGGACTATGAGTGCAATTTCGGTCCGTCGCAGGTGGTGATGCAAACCGTCGATATCAATGTCTCGAGCGAGCGCTATCCGGAGGCGTTGAAGGCGGCGAAGCGGATGCCGAACCAGGGTGCAGGGCTCGCGCAGGTGAGTCAGGCCCGGCATCTGCTGGACCGCGCGGCGGCGTTGAACCGGATCGGCCAGCACCAGAAGGCGCTGGACATGCTACTCACCGCGGAGCGTGTCGGCGGGCCGGAGTGGACCCAGTACCAAACCTTGCTGCGGCATGTGGTGGGGGAGCTGTTGGAGAAGGAGCGCCCGACCGCGCTGCGTGGACTCGCCCAGCGAGTCGGTGTGCGGTAGGTAGAACGGGGGAGAGCCCGGCCGGATACGTTCCGGCCGGGCTCTCGTCATGTCTGGGGCCGTTCCTCCAGCCACTTCCTCCAGGTCTCAGAGTCTCGCTCGTCAGGCTCGGGGTCGTCGACGGTGGGTGGTTCGTACTCGGGTATCTGCTGTGTCATGCAGGGTTGGACGTGCTTCCGAACGTCCTGGTTCCCTCCAGGCACGGGCAGTCCGGATCGAGGGGCGGGGTGTAGATGACCGCGTCCTCTTTGTCCATGGCGCGGCAGCGGAGGCAGGTGTGGGTGCGGTGTCCGCCACGGACTTCGGAGATGGGGCAGGACTGCCAGCCCACGGTGCAGGTGTTCGCCTTCAGCTGGTGCCCGTGCCGGCATTCGATGGGCGCCGGCTCAGCCACCCCGCCGGGCACGGGGTAGAGGCGCAGCGGGTCCGGGACGACACGGCCGCGGACCTCGTAGACGGGCTGCCAGGTCTCGCTCACATGTTCGATTATGGTCCAAGGCATGATCAATGTCGGCGATACGGTGCGCATCGGTGAGAGTGGAGTGTCCCGGTTCGTGGTGCAGGAGGTCGCCGAGGCCGAGGGGCGAGCGGTGATCGAGGCGGCGGACGAGTCGGCGGCCGGCCGGTATCCGTTCTCCATGCCGCTCGGCGCGCTGGTTCGCGAGGAAAGTTGAGCGGGCCGCCGCCCTAAGACTTGGCAGAAGTGGAGCGGCGGCCCAACCTGAGAGGGCTGCAGAGGAAAGGAACTGCTGCATCCACCCCGTCTATCGGTTGGGCCGCCGCCGGGACTGCATGAAGGTGGTTCGGATCACTTCCTGCCGTGGTCGTATAGCTCGTTCCACTTCGCTTCGATCCACAGCACGTGGAACACATCGCCCGCACGGAATCCCGCGAAGGGATGATTCCCGGCATGGCGGAAGACCATGTACTTCTCTTGCTCGAACTGCTCGGGGATGCACGGCCTGAACGCCGACTTCGGCAGCTTCTCCGAGCCCAGCCCATACTTCCCGTGCTGGTTCAGCTCGTTCCAAGTCAGCTTCGCTCGCTTGTGCCACTTCTTGAGGAACTCCTGGCACTGCTGCGCATCGAGTTGATCGATCCCGAACTTGTCCTGCAGATGCCTCAAGCAAAGGATCGGGTAGCCATTGCTCGCGGATGTGGGGACGGAGGCAGGTTTGACCACGGGGTCATGCTTAGGCGCCGATCCCCGTCTGCCGTTAGACGCCATCCGCGAAGAAACGCTGCAAGCGCTCGGTCGTAATGACCTCGTTGTAGGCCTCCGTCTCGAAGGCCTCCCGCCACGGCGCCTCGGTGTGTGTCTTGTTGCGCAGCGCCCAGGCCGCCAGGCTTCCGTAGACATCCCAGGTGTTGAGGAGGCGCTTCTCGACGGGCTTGTAATCGTCCCAGTCGAAGAACATGTCCAGGGCTTCGCTGGGGTCTATGGGATTCGACCCGTAGCCCTTGTACTCGTGGTACACCTCCGGCACGACGGGGCCGTGGCCCCATGCCTCGATGTCTTCCTTGAACAGCCGCTGCCCGGTCTCGGCGAGGTGGTGCCCCTGCGCGTAGTAGAGCAGCTTCTGTAGCTTCAGATTGGTGACGTCGGCGTCGATGTTCTCCGCCCAGGCGATGAACCACCGGGCGATGTCGATTGCGCTCATCGGATTGCCGGCCATGGTTGCCCCTGCTTGCATTGCTTCATCGGTGTCTCCGAGTGTTCCCAGTGTAGTGGTTGGTGGTGACAAATTTGGAACCCCTGTATACGAAAGCGGACCCGCCCCCAAGCGACGGGTCCGCTACCGGTTGATCCATATTGGCAGAGCTTGTGTTACCTGTGTCTCATTCCGGGCGTGTCGCTACAGCGCGACCTTCGCCCCGCCGGAGAACGCCGAGTCATGGAACTCGATCGCCGCGAGCTGAGCATCGGCAGGGACGTCGAACACCAGCACTCGCTCGAACTTGAGCCCCGGGTTGATCTCGCCGGCACCCTCGCCCGGTTCGTTCACGTACGCCTCGGCCGTGAAGTCGTTGGTGAACTCGCGGCCCTGACTGTCGATGAGGGTCTGGTTCTGCCCGAAGTAGAACTGCGCCGTGTCGCCGATGTTGGTGACGGTCACGTGCACTATCACGAACTGGCCTTGAGCTTCCCGCGTGACCAGGCTGGACCAGGACACGGCCGCCTCGCCCTGCTCGACCTTGGTGACCTGGAATTCGAACTTGCCGTCCCGGACCGCCGAGCCTGCCGGGGCGGTGTCGGAGTCGTTGCCGGCGGCGCCCTTCATGCCGTCCTCGAACCCTTCCTGGAAGGAGTCGGCGGCTTTGTCGCTGTTGGCGATGATCGACGCGCAGCCACCGAACCCGCACAGGGCGAGAAGGGCGGCGATGAGGATCCACGGCCACACACGCTTCTTCTTCGGCGGTGGTGGTGGCGGATACGAACCGTAGGGCTGTTCAGGGTAGGGCTGGGTGGTCACTGTTTCCCCTTGATGTGTGGATGACGCGCAGTCGATCCCGGCGGACTCTTATCCACCGGGGACTGTGACGTGTTACATGGTTTGAAGAATCGGGCTATCGCTGTGTGGTGCTGATGGATTCGCGGATGGACTCGGCGAGTGTGCGCATGCCCTGTTCCAGCCACGCCCTGTGGAACGCTGCCCGGCAAGCTCTGCCATCGAGATCGTCCCCAGGGAAGTGCGCTTCGGCCGCCGTCGGAGCTTCGCTGATCAGCTGATCCACGTAGGCGGCGATGTACTCGGGATCGGTGAGGCGTCCGGGATCGGTGATGGCGAGGACTCCCGGGAGCGGCAATGCGCGTATCTGGTCGGCGCTCACTTCGCGGGCGCCGGGGTCAGCAGCACCTGAACCATCTCGATACCGGCGATGACCGCGGTCGGCCCGCCGACGACGAGGGTTCCGACGACTCCGCCGATGCCGGCGCCGGTGACGCCAGCGGTGAGGCAGCCCAGCGGGATGAACACCACGGTCGGGGATGTGACGACCCCGCCGAGGAAGCAGCCGAGGACGAAGCCCATGCCAGCGCCGATCAGGCTGCCCGCGGTGGTGGCGACGCCGACCTTCGCGGACCAGGCGCCCATAGCCTCGGTGTTCTCGGCCTGACTGGCGACCGCCTTCGCTTCGGGGGTGCCGACGGTGGCGGTGGGGACATTGAGGAGCATGGGCGTCATGTCGTCGCATCGGACGTCAGCCATGACGCCGAGGGCGTAGCCCTGGGCCATGGGGTGGGGGTAGTCCTCGGCGAGGAGATCGAGGGCCGCGCGTTTGCCGTCGGCGGTGGGATCCTCGTGGAGGGTGTCGCACACCTTCGTGGCGTAGCCGTCGATGTCGACGGGGTTGATGCCGACGAGGCGGAGTCGGGTGTCGATCTGGAGGGTGTGATCGATGCCGGGGATGGGCGCGGCCTGCGCGGGGGTGCTCACCAGGAAGGTCGCGGCGGCGGCGGTCAGTGCGGCGGCGACTCGGGCGTTCCATTTGGGATTGTTCTTAGGCATGGGGGTATAGAACAGTGAGCGGACTCAATTGTCAATACGGGGATGTGTCATGCTGATTGGGTGAACGAATGGGGCGAACTCGAAGCAGTCATCTACGCCCGGGTCAGCGACGACCGGGACGGCCGCTCCCGATCTCCGGAGCAGCAGGTCAGAGACAGTGAGCGATGGTGTGAGCGCCAAGGCATCCCAGTCCTCGAAGTACTCGCCGACCCCGACAAGGGCGCATCCCGCTACTCCCGGGCGCGCCGCGAGAACTACGAGCGGGCACTCCGACTGCTGAAGCAGCCGTCTCAGCGTAGGCGAATCCTGGTCAGTTGGGAGTCATCCCGGGCGCAACGTGACCTGAAGGTCTATCTGACGCTGCGGGAGATCTGCGAAGAGACCGGTGCACTGTGGTGTTACGACGGCCGGGTCTACGACATGCGCAACGCCGAAGACCGGCGACGCACAGCGCAAGACGCGGTGGACGACGAGTACGAGGCTGCGAAGACCAGCAAGCGGGTCCTGCGTGACATGCGCGCGAACGCCGAGGCCGGCCGCCCGCACGGCAAAATCAAGTACGGGTACCGGATCGTCCGGGATCAGCGGACCGGTCGGGCGATTGATCGTGTGCCGGATGAGGAGACGACGCCGATCGTCCGGGAGCTCGCAAAACGGATCCTTGCCGGGGAGCCTCTCCGGTCGATCACCCAAGACCTCAACGCCCGGGGTATCCCGGCGCCACGGCCGGCGCGGAAGGGGCCGAACGCTGGCGGGCCGACGCAATGGCGGTCCGTCACAGTACGGAGTCTGGTCCTGTCGCCGACGTATGCGGGATTGCGGGTGACGAAGGGGGAGGTGACAGGCCCAGCAACCTGGGAAGGGATCTTGACGGTCGACGAGCATGAGCGGATCAAGGCCCTTCTGAATGACTCCCGGCGCCTTACCCATCGAGGCATCGAGCCGAAATGGCTGCTGACGAATATCGCGATCTGCGGAGAGTGCGACGATCCCCTGCTGCGTGTCAGTCCGCGGGGGACCCACATGTATACGTGTGTCGAGAACGGCTGTGTCGCCCGGAGTGTCCAGGGTGTGGATCGGCTGGTGACGGAGGCGGTGTTGCGGCGGCTGGAATCCCCGGACGCACTGAAACTGCTGGCCAGTGAGGATGACACGGCGGCGGAGGCGTTCGCCGAGGCGCGGACTTTGCGTGAGCGGCTGGACGCGTTCATCGACCAGGCGGCAGACGGGTCGTTGTCGCCGGCGGCGCTGGCTCGGGTGGAGGCGAAGTTGAGGCCGCAGATTGCGGCGGCGGAGCGGAGGGCTCGGGCCTCGATCAGTTCGCCTCTGGTGGCGGAGATGGCCGGCCCGCAGGCGCGGGAGGCGTGGGCGAATTTCACTGTTCGTCAGCGGCGGGAGGTGCTGCGGGCGGTGGTGGAGGTGCGGATCTACAAGGCTCCGATCCGGGGGCAGCGGCTGGTCAATCCGAAGTTTGTCCGGTTGTGGTGGGTGGGTTCGGAAGTGCCTCGGCCGTCGGGGCCGTTGCCGGTGCTGCCGTTGGGGGAGGGCGGTGATCCAGGGGACTACACAGTTCCACAGGTGGTGGCGTATTTGAAGGGCGTCGGAATTGAAGAGCGGCAGCGTGTTCTGGCTGCCGAGCGGGCCGGTGGGGATCGGGGGCGGATTATGCGCCTGAGCCTCGATCCGAAATTGGCGCGATTCACTCTGTCGTAAAAGCGTTGGGATGTAAAAGAACTCGGTGCTCCGTACTTACTGGAAGGTTGCGGGGGGGCATACCGACCGGTGGGTCTTACCCGCGTAACGATGTGGATAAACCGGACGATTCCTCTGAAAACACTCGCTCAGGTGTTCGGTTTGTGGTTACGATCGACCCGAGATGTTGTGTGGTGTAACGAATTAGCTGTCGGGGCTTGTTTGCGAGGGAATTGCCATGTCAAGTGCTCAAAAGGAGTCACTTCAACTAGAGGTGATGCTTGGTGAAATCACCGTCCACGAATTGGCACACCGCGCCTTAGGTCTCGGACTGGATCCCCGACTTTTCTTCGACGACCGGGTCCGTGTCGATGTCGGCCAGTGCAGCATCAATGAATGCGCGCGGGGATATCCCGAAGGCCCGGCACAGCTTGGTTAGCTGGTTTATGTCGGGGCTGCGTTCCTCGTTCTCGAATCGCTGAATCGTTTTCTCTGCGACACCGCTGAGCTCCGCGAGCTTGGCTCGGGAGAGTCGGTGCCGGCCGCGGAGGCTTCGAAGCTCAGCGGCCACTGCTTGGTCGATCGCTGTCGCGATAGCTTCGTGGTCCATGCGGGCAATTAAACGGCCCATTTGGACCATCTGGCAAGTCTGCCCTTATCAACCACGGGACGGCAAGCTTCTGGCAATCTGGACCGTACGGACTTGACTCCGGTCGAAACGGGAGTAATCTGGCCCGTATGGACCACATTGACGAGGAGACGGCCTGCCGGGTCCGCCAGGCCATGGACGCCGAAGAGGTAGGCATCAATCAACTGGCCCGCCTCTCGGGGATCCCGAAGGCAACTCTCGGCCGACGCCTCGATGCCAAGGATTCCTTCTCTATCCGCCAGCTCAACTGGATCGCACACGCCCTGAACCGGCGGCTCCCCGAGCTCCTCCCCACGGACGGGGCGTAGCCATGGAGAAGAAAACGTTCACCCCCGCCGAAGAGGCGTGGTTCGCCGAGTGCCAGAAGGGCTGGGCGCCCCTGGATGAATTCCAGGTTACGGTGCTGCGCCGACACTTCCGGCCGACCATGCAGGACCGGGTCGAGCGGGGTGCGGCATGAGCGTCGACTTGATGCCCTTCACCTACGAGGGTGCCACCGTCCGAACTGTCGTCATCGACGGAGAGCCGTGGTTCGTCCTCGCGGACCTGTGCTCGGTTCTCGGCATCGGCAACCCGGCGATGACGGCGCGGCGGCTCGATGAGGCTGCTATCAGTCAGGCTGATATCAGCTCGGGCGGCCAGCGACGTTCGGTGACCATCGTCAATGAGCCCGGGATGTACGAAGTCGTCATCCGCTCGGACAAGCCGGAGGCCGTGGCCTTCCGCCGCTGGATCACCTCCGAGGTCCTGCCCACCATCCGCAAGACCGGCGGCGCCTACATCGCGCCCGGCTCGCAAGCGGAGCTGGATCTCACGAACCCGGACACCGCGCTGGACAAGCTGATCGAGGTGGCCAAGGTCGCGAAGGCCGAGCGTGCCCGCCGGATCGCGCTGGAGGAGAAGGTCGAATCCGACCGTCCGCTGGTCGAGCGCGCGAAGACCCACGCCACCGCGGCCGGTGAGAAGACGCGCCAGCAGTTCTTCCGCGAGGTGAAGCAGTGGGCGCACGACAACCACGGCGTCGAGGTGAAACAGGCACAGGTGGTGGAGTTCCTGTCCACTCGCAAACTCGGCCTGTTCATCCGCGGCAACCGCTCCGATTCGGGGCAGGCCACGGCGTGGGCGATCGAGAAGGGCTATGCGGTGAACCGCGAGGACACCGCCCTGAACGGCCACAACTACGTCACCGGGAAGTTGACCGCCCGCGGCCAGGAATACGCGTGGGAGCGGATCTTCCGGCACCTCGATGCCAACGGGACGCTGGACCTCCCTCGCCAGATCGGGGCTGCGTCATGACCAGCCAGAACCCCGTACCCGCATCGCTGATCCCCCCACAACATCCACCGCTTGGAGAAACCATGACCGACCGCAAAGGCATCCAGATCCGGCACCTCGACCGGGTCGTGATCTTGCCCAGCTCCGACCTGCACCGCCGCGGCCACCACTACGGCGACGTGATGAAGGTGGGCCGCAAGTGGGTCCACGTCTCGGCGGACAGCGGCCGGGTGGTGCGCGTGGCGCCGGCCGATGTCCAGCGCATCAACCTCTGACCTCCCCATGAGGAGGGGCCGCCGGGATGGACCCCCAGCGACCCCAGTCGAACACCCCAACCAATCAAGGAGATCGAAGTGTTCAACAAGTTCAAGGCTACTGCCATCATCGCCGCCGCAGCGTTCGCGGTGATCGGTCTGACTGCCTGCGACCCGCAGACCATCGACGGCTACGCCACCCCGACCCCGCAGACGGTGGATGCCGGCGTCGGTGAGTGGGTTGCTCCGACGTCGACGATCGAGATCCCCGCGCCGGTGGATCCGCTGTCCACGAACGGGACTTGGCTGGTGCCGTCCGAGATCGGCTATGGCACCTACAAGGTGACCCCGACCAGCGACTTCCTCGCGAACTGGACGTTGTGCGGGAACCTGTCGTGCTCGGACATCATCCAGATCGAGATCGTTGACGGCCCCGGCTATATCGAGATCGGCCCGGACGCTGTCGCGGTCGAGCTGGATGACGTCGTCCTCACCCCGATGGAGGGCTGAGCGATGTACGACGACACCGAGATCGCCGAGCTCAATGACCGGTTGGGAGTTCTCCAGGACGCCGTTGACCGCTCGGAGTTGACCGCCTACCTGGGCGGCAGGTTCTACATCCACTACATGGTGACGTTCCGGGAGTTGATCGAGGCTCGTACTCGCCTGGAACGGCTGGTCGCTCGCCGTGAAGTCGAGCGGAAGCGTCGCGCTGTGGCTGCTGCCCGGCGGCGTGCGGCGGTCCGGGAGGCCGAGCAGTTGCAGGCGGCGTCATGACCAGGGCTGAGCGGGAATTCGACCACGCCATGTTGCTGGTCGCCGTGCCCATGGTCGTCGTCCTGGCTGTCTTCATCGCCTGGGCGGTCCTGGTCCACCCATCCCCGGTGATGAGCCCTGGAGATGGGCGTGTCCCGGCGGTAACGGACACCGCCGGGACAACCAGCCCCTGACATGCATGCGGGGCCGGGAGGTCTCACGTCACCGGCCCCGCATCTAACACAACGAGAAGGAACGATACCAAATGAGCACCATTCATACGCCGGCGTGTGACAGATATCTGTCCGCCGCGCAGGACGATCCGCAGTTCGCGCGGATGGTCGCAGAGTTCCGGGATCTGTCGGATGACCAGATCCGGGATCGGATCCTGGAGTACCGGGATGACGACGAGGGCACGCCGGTGGGGGATTTCATGCGCCGCCTGTGGCCGCTGCTCACCGAGGGGGCGCAGCGATGATCGCCATGTCTGCCGCCTCCATGTACGTGTCCGAACTGCTGGCCGCCCCGCCCGAGTCTGTCGATCACTGGATCGCTGATGACCTGTGGGATCTCGGTTCCGGTGTGCCCGCGATGTTGGCGTATCTGGCGGGTGTGATGCAGATGCATCCGCCGGTGGATCGGGCGTATGAGGTGGCGGCCGAGGTGCTGCGGCTGCTGGTCGGCGGTGCGGCATGACCGAGCACCTGCACTACGTCTCCATCGCCGGCACTACGGACAAGCCGCGCATCGAGTTCACCTGCCGCGGCGGTCAGGACGCGGAGTGCCACCGCTATCCGGATTGCGACTGCGAGGTCTACCTGCTCGGCGAGGAGGTAGACGAAGCCGGTCACCCATTCGTGAAGCACGACGAGTGCTGGATGAAGTCGTGGTTCGACAACGGCAGCACCGCGCCGTGTGCCGACGACCCCATCACCCTCCTCGACGACTGCGGATACCGGCCGGGCATGTCAGGCCCGATCAACGTCGAGTCATACGTGCCGGACTACGTCGAGTGGGAGTTCATCGAGGGAGCGGCCCGATGAGCCTTCTCGCCGAGCGGTTCACCACGTTCGCTCACTTCCGGCATTCCGGCCTGCGTGCCGATGACCTCACCACTCCCGCCGCTGTCGCGCGGTGGAACGAGTGGCCTACCCCCGATCAGTGGATGGCCGAGCACGGCCGCAAGGAGATGAAGACCGATGCCTAACATGAGCTGCCCGTTCTGTGATCGCGTCGAACGATTCGACTACGAGCAGAGCTACGACACCGTCGTTCGGTTCGAACCGCTCAACCCGGTTGTCGAGGGCCACATGCTGTTCGTCCCGGTCTGGCATGCGGAGCATCCGAGCCTCGAAGGCGTGCGCGCCGCGATGCAGTGGGCCGAAAACTATGGCGATCATCGCGGTGAGGATTACAACCTCATCACCTCGTCGGGCCCGGCGGCCACGCAGACTGTCGCCCATCTCCACGTGCACTACGTGCCCCGGCGCGCCGGCGATGGCCTGGCACTGCCGTGGACCGGGCAGAAGGCCGCCGTCATCGAGGGCGGTGCGCGATGAGCCGGTCCATCCAGGATCGCCTCGCCAGCGTCTGGGAATCGCACCTCCACGACAGCAACGGCCCGTTCGTGGCCGCGGTGTTCGTGAACGTCCTCCGCCAGATGCGGGAGGAAGGCGCGCCCGGGCGTGACTTCCCGGCGCGTGTGGTGGAGACGGCGTTCGAGCCGTTCGAGAACGAAGCCGAGGGCGGCTTTCAGTGGGCGGTGATGTCGAACGCGGTGTCGGCGATGGCCGCGGAGTTCCAGCAGTACCTGGCCGAACGGAAGGCGGCGCGCGATGCCTGAGATCACCGAACCCCTGACCGACGAGGAGCTGCGGGAGACCGCGGAGAACGGCTGGGCGCCGCACGGTGCACGGCTCGCGACCGAACTGCTCGCCGCCCGCGCCGAGATCGCCGCACTCCGCAACGACCTCGACGCGAAGCGCAGCGACTTCGAGGCAGCCATGGAGCGGATCGTCGTACTGGAGAAGGCGAACCGGAAGATCGTCGACGGCACCGCAGAGTCGTTCGAGAGCTTCCGGGAGAAGCAGCGGCAGGCTCGCGCCCGGATCGCCGAGTTGGAGGCGTTCGTCGCGGACATCGCCTGCCACGGCCTGCGCGGCGATATGACCCCCACACTCGCCACCCGTACCGCCGGGGAGCGTGAGGCGAAGCTTCTCCAGTATCTGCGGTCGCTGAACGATCAGCTCAAGGCTGCTGCCCGGAAGTTCGTCCCGGACGCGGACGTGCCGAAGAGTCAGGGCCGGCCGATCCCCGCTCCACGGGTGGAGGTCGTCGCCGAGTCCGTGACGGAGCTGGATCTGCTGCGTGCCCAGGACGGTGACCGGTGATGTACGGCTACCGCTACAAGCCCGCCGGGATGGTGTTCGAACTGCCCGGGCGTGGCCTCGATTCCGCCACGGCCGACGTGATCTCCCGTCGTCAGCAGCAGGCCCGGAACAACAACCCGGTGACCGTCGAGCTCGTCGAGTGTGACGGCGACGACTGGCGGACTGTGCCGCTGTCCGATGAGGACGGGGGGGCCCAGTGACCGGCACTGCGTACAAGACCGACCTGACCGCGACCACCGAGTTCGGTCCGTTCATCGAGTCCGGCAACGCGATCGTGTTCGAGCTGGACCCGCCGCACATCCACGCGGAGGGCGTCACCTCGTTTGTGATCGCCGCCATCAACGAGATGGCGAAGTTGGTGGACCTGTTCCCGGCCTACGACAACGGCGAGGTGGCCGAGTTCGCCCCGCTGAACCCGGACTGCTGGGGGCATCTGGATCCGATCCGTGCTCTGCGGGAGCTGGGCTACGAGGTGGTGAGCGTCGATGGCCGCGCCTAAGCGGATCCAGCGCCGCCGCACCGCCGGGTGGCGGATGCCCGAGGGTGCCGTCTATGTCGGCCGTGGCACGAAGTGGGGCAACCCCTTCGCCGTCGGCAAGACGTTGATCCGTGTCCCTGGTGTCGATGCCGAATGGGAGTACGAGGGCCGCCTGCACGCGACGGCCGGTACGCGGACGTTCTACTGCACCGGCACGGACGACATCGGGATGCCGGTCGGTTTCTGGCATGACGTCCAGCTCGCCACCCGGGAGCAGTGCGTCGAGATGTTCCGGCTGCGCGCGCTCGGCCTTGATGTGGACAACGTCGGCTATGGCGAGCCGCGCGCCGCTGTCGTCCGTTCCGAGTTGGCCGGCCGGGATCTCGCCTGCTGGTGCCCGCTCGATCAGGCATGTCATGCCGATGTGCTGCTGGCCATCGCGAACGAGGCGGTGACCGATGGCCGTTCGTGAATCCCGCCGGCCGGGGGAGAGCCTCTTCGACTGGCTCGACCGCACCACCCGCCCGGACTCCCGGATGCGCGTCATCACCGGCGGCGGCCGATGTGATTGCCGCTACCCGGGACTGCCGTTCTCCCACGTCACCAATCCCCTGAACGAGAAGGAGCAGCAGTGAGCATCGCGTCTCTCGCCTTCGCCGCGGTCGCGTACGCGTTCGTCGGCACCACCGTGATTGGGGTGCCGTCGGTCGTGATCTACGGCCTGTGGCTGCATCTCGGGTCTCGTGTCGATGACGTTGTCTGGATCGAGGAGTCGCTCGAGCTGGAAGGGCGTGCCACATGAGCATCAGTCAGGGCTCGCTCACCAAGAGGGTCGTCACGGAGTCCTTGTTCGGCACGACCGAGGAGGAGCGTGCCGCGGCCCGCCTCCGTGTCGCTGAGTTCGCTCAGCGGCAGGACGATCCGGCCGGCGACCTCCATCAGATGCTGGACATGCTCGGCCTCCTCGACGACGTCCAGGCTGAGACGTCGGGCTGCCGGGTCTGCGGCGGCGAACTGAAGGCCTGGACGCTCGGCCCGAAGTCGGGGATGAAGGGCTGCTGCTCCCGCCCCTGCCGGAAACAGTTCCTGGAGGAGTCCGGGCAGCCGGTCAAGCCGAAGCCCGCCCGGACCCCTGAGAACACCGGCCGCTGCGGCAAGTGCGGTGTGGCCACCTATCTCGCGCAGACCGAAGAGCCGATCCCCGGCGGGAAACGGTACGGCGCCCGCGGGTTGTGCAACACCTGCTACACGGTGGTCCGTCGCGCTGAGAAGAAGGCGGCGGCCAAGTGACCGATCAGGTGTTGGTGACGTTGCGGCGGTCGGTGGTGACCGATGTCGGCGAGATCGCGGCCGGCACCACCCTCCCCGCGACCCGGTCCCTGGATGACGGGTACCGGCTGGAGATGTCGCTGCCGGGCGCCCCGTCGCATCCGGTGGATGTGCCGCGGTCGGCGGTGGAGGGCGGCCTGGCGACGCTGCGGGAGTTGGCGGCGTGGGATGAGTACTACTTCGCCCGGGAGGTTCTGGGTTTCTGTCACAGCCAGGCGTGCGCGTGGGTGACGACGGGGCTGGATGCGTCGGAGAAATCGATGGAGCGGTGGGGGTTCCGGCAGCTCCGGGCGGAGGTGGCGTCGTGAGCGACTTCCTGATCCTGCCCGACGGATACGACGGGCACTCCCGGACGAAGTTCATCCCGGTCTATGAGGGTTTGACCGGCAAGTTGCGGCTCGCGGTCGAGGGCTACCAGGCCGACCGGGATCCGGAGTGCGTGCACTACACCACGCACGGCCTGGCCGAGGTCCGCCGGGTTCACGAGTGGTTGGGGCAGCTGATCGAGCGGATGGAGGGCCAGCGGTGAGCGACGACTGGAACGACATCTGCCGGGTCACCGACCTGGACCGCGGGATCTGCTGGCACTGCCAGGCGAAGACCGAGCCCGCGGCAACCGCGCCGACCGAACCGGGCGTGTACGGCGATATCCCCGAATCGGTCTATCACGCTGACCGGACGACGCTGTCGCATTCCGGCGCGCTGAAGCTGCTGCCGCCGTCCTGCCCGGCGAAGTTCAAGGAAGCCCTGGACTCCCCGCCGGAGCATCAGGACTACTTCGACTTCGGCCACGCAGCGCACGCTCTCGTGCTCGGCACCGGCCTGGACATCGTCGAGGTGAAGGCGAAGGACTGGAAGACCAAGGCCGCGCAGGAGCAGCGGAAGGCGATCCGCGCCGAAGGCAAGGTACCGCTGCTCTCCCATGACCTGGAAGCCATCCGGGCTATGGCCGTGAAGGTGCGCGAGCATCCCCTGGCGGCGGAGTTGCTGTCCAACGGGCAGGCCGAGATGAGCCTGTACTGGACCGATCCCGCGACCTGGACGCGGTTGCGGGCGCGGATCGACTGGATGACCCAGCCCGGCGGCCGGCTCACGTTCGTGGATTACAAGACGACCACCTCGGCAAGCCCGCGCCCGTTCGCCTCTTCGGCGCACAAGTACGGCTACCACCAGCAGGACGCCTGGTACACGGACGGCGCCCGGGAGCTACTGCTGGACGACAATCCGCGGTTCGTGTTCATCGCGCAGGAGAAGGAACCGCCCTACCTCGTCACCGTGCACGAGTACGGGCCCGAGGACCGCGAGATCGGTGCCCGCCTCAACCGCAGGGCCATCGATATCTACGCCGAATGCACGGCTACCGGTGTGTGGCCCGGCTACGGCGAATCCATCCATCCCATGCGCTTGCCCTACTGGGCGCGCCACGACACCGCGGAGGCGTAGTGACCGAGAAGACCATCTACCAGGCCCTGAATGCTGTCATGACCGATATCCGCGGCGTCGGCAAGAACGAAGAGAACAAAGCCCCCGGCGCGGGTTACAAGTTCCGCGGCATCGACGCCGTCACCAACGCGGTCGGCCCGGCGCTGCGCGAGCACGGCGTGATCATCGCCCCGAAGGTTCTGGACTCGAAGTACGGCACAGTGACCGTGGGCCACAAGCAGACCCAGATGGGTCACGCCCGGCTGCTGATCGAGTTCACTTGGTACGGGCCGGCTGGGGATTCCCTGGTGACCGTCGCCGCAGGGGAGGCGTTCGACAGTGGTGACAAGGCCACGGCCAAGGCGCATTCGGTCGCGTTCCGGACCGCGATGATCCAGACCTTGTGCCTGCCGACCGATGAGAAGGACCCGAACGAGGACACCTACGAACGGTCGACCGCGGAGCAGGATCCGGCGGTTGCCGCCCGGGTGGAGTTGTCCCGCCTGCTGCGCGCCATCAAGGTCTCTCCGGGCAAGGCGGCGGAGAAATTCAAGTCGGATGGTCACGGCGACCTCGGCATGTCCACTGATGTCGAGGCCATCACCGAGCTGACCAAGTACTACGTGGACGCGGCGGCGGCCGAATGAGCACCGACTACAACCCCGTTCAAATCGAGCAGTCGATCAGGGACTGCGCCAACCGGATCGCTGAAGGTGTCACGGTCTGCGGCGAGCGATACGGGCTGTTCCTCGATGCCGATCGCGCCTATGACGCGGCCTACGCCCGCGCCTATCTGGCGGCCGAGGGTCCGGCACACGCGAAGAAGTACGTCGCCGAGCTGGAAACCCAGGACGAGCGCGCCCACCGCGACGCGACCGATGCGGCCTACAAGTACGCGGACCGCCGCGCCCGCGCTCTGGAGGCGGAGCTGCGTGCCTGGCAGTCGGTGAACAAGTCGGTTGTCAGCGCCTACAACGTGGCCGGGGTGGGTGAGCGATGATCCGCCAGTCCTGGTCGAAGACCCAATCCCGCCGGCCGAAGCCGAACCGCGATGGGTTCCCGCCCAAGGTGAAGGCGATCATCGCCCGCCGCTCACAGGGCCTGTGCGAGCTCGACTCGTGCGGCCCCGCTGAGCACTTTCACCATCGGGCGCCCCGCGGCGCCGGGGGCACGAGCCTGCCCTGGATCAACCGGGCAGCGAACGGGCTCCACTTGGCGGCCAGATGCCATGACCGTATCGAGCAGAACCGCAACACCGCCTACGAGAACGGCTGGCTGATCCCGCGGAACCAGGTGCCGATCGCTGTCGAGAAGCCGGTGTTGTATCGGGGTCGGTGGGTGCGGTTGACCGATCACGGGTTGGCGATCCCGGCCGGGGACGGTGCGGCATGAGCGGACGCACGAAGACCCAGCGCACGGCCATGCATCGGCCCGCGCTGCGCCGCCGGCGGTTCAAGCACGACAACCCGCTCGCCGTCGACCTCTTCTCGGGATTCGGTGGTCTGACGCTCGCTATCGAGCTGGCCGGATTCGACACGATCATGGCCGCCAACCACAACGAGTACAAGACGCGCGTTCACGAGGCCAATAACCAGCACGTCGAGCACTGGATCGCCGACCTGGTGGACCCGCGGTCCGCCGACTACCACGACGTGCGCGACCTCCCCGCCGCAGACCTGCTCACCGCGGGGGTGTCCTGCGTCAATCACTCGCAAGCGAACACCCAGAAGGCGTACCGACAGGGCCTGACCCTGTTCGACATGGAGGATCCCGAGTACGCCGATCGGGTTTCCCGGAGCGAGCGGGACCGGGCCACGGCGAACTGTGTCTTGCACTACGCCCAGAAGCACCACCCCAGGTTGATCCTGATCGAGTGCACGACGGAGCTCACCTCGTGGGGGCCTGCGCTTCCCGGCCGGACGAAAGTCGGTGACGGGTCGACGTATCGGTGGTGGCTGAAGCAGTTCGACATCGAGGGCTACGACCACCGGGTGATGTATCTCAACAGCCAGTTCTTCGGCGTGCCGCAGAGCAGGGACCGCTACTACCTGGCCCTGTGGGATAAGCGCCTACCGGCCCCGGACCTGGAGCACCGGCCGCTGTCTCGGTGTCACCTGTGTGATGACGATGTCGAAGCGGTGTGGTCGTGGAAGACCGGGGTTCCACCGGCGGGGACGGTGCGGTACGGCACGCAGTACAACTATCGGTGCCCGCGATGCAGGCGTGAGGTGGTCCCGCCGATGACGCCGTCCATGCATGCGCTGGACCTCACCAACCTCGGCACTCGGATCGGTGACCGGACAAAGCCGCTCAAGCCGAACACGATGGCGCGCATCGAACGGTGCCGGAAGCGGTTCGCCGAGTTCCCCGCGTTCCTCATGCCCGCCAAGGGAGTGCACGGGACAGAACGTCACCCGTGGCAGCCGCTGTCCACGCAGACCAGCCAGCAGGAAACCGCGCTCATCGCGACCGGTGCAGTGTTCGCGGCGCATCGGCACAACGGGGACGGCAAGAACATCAGCCAGCCCATGGACACGGTCACTTCGACTCATGAGCTGGCGATGCTGTTCGCTGCGGTGAACAACTATCAGGGCGCGCCGCGCGCTCTCGCCGATCCGCTGCCGACGACGCTCGCGTCCGAGACGCTGAGCCTGATGTCCGGGGTCATCCCGTTCCGGAAGCACACGACGGCAACGCTCGGCACTCAGCCGATGCCGACAGTGACGGCTGGCCAGATCCCCGGACTGCTCACCGCCGAAATGGTAGAGACCCTGGCCGATATCCCAGTGGAGGACTGCCGCTTCCGGATGCTCGGCGCACACGAGGTCGGTAAGGGGTGCGGATTCGACACTACCTTCCCCGGCCATGAGGGCTCGTTCGTGGTCTGGGGTTCGGAGCGGAACCAGGTCGACGGCTTCGGTAACGCCGTGTCCCCGTCGGTGGGGGCGTGGATCGGCTCCCGCCTCCGTGCCGTCCTGCATACCGCCGAGTCGCCTCTCTCATCTGTCGAAGGAGTATCCGCATGACCATCGACTTTTTCTGGCTCGGCGGTACCGGCTGGGGTAGCCAGATCGAGGGCGTCTCCGCCGCCTTCCGCGACGCCCTGGACGACCGATTCACGTTCCACTACTTGGCTTATCCCGCCGGGTACGGCGCCCCGTCATACGGGCAGTCCGTAACCGAGGGACGCCGCATCCTCATCGACGCCATCCGCACCACCCCGAACCGTGCCTGCATCGGCGGCTTTTCGCAGGGTGCGGGCATCAGTGGAGATGTGGCGATGGAGATCGGCGCCGGCCTCCATCCCGATCTGGAGCTGGACGCGGTCGCGCTGATCGCCGACCCCCTCCGTCCGGTCGGTGGCGGCATACCTGGCCTTCACCCGGCGGATGGGTACGGCATCGCCGGGGCGCGCCCGATCTACGGCCGAGGCGTCAAAACCTACTGGGCAGCGAATCCGGCCGATTGCATCACCTCGGCCGGGGCCGGGTCCCCGCTGCGGTCCATCGCAGACACCACTGAGTGGTTCTCTCTCAGCTACCCGGCGGAGGCGGCAGCGTGGGCGAACGCTCTGGTTGCTCGCGCAGCACAGCGTCGGTGGCAGCGGTGGTGGTCGATCGAGAACTGGCAGACCTGGGGCGGAGCGATCAATGACGCCAAGGGGTATCTGACCGGTCGGCACACGACGGACTACGTGGCGCAGGGCTACTGCCGGAAGCTCGCCGCCGCCGTGAATCGGGGTGTCCGGTGACCGGAGTGGTTGAGGCGCGGGCGGATCCGGCGCCCGGGGACCAGTACATGACCGCGATCGATGAAATGCAGGAGGTGCCGTAGTGCGTATCCGCTCAACCAAACCGGAGTTCTGGCGGTCGGAAACGATCGCGGCACTCACCTGGGATGCCCGTCTCATCCTGAAAGGGATCGAGTCCTACGTCGACGACAACGGCGTGGGCAAAGACTCCGAAGTCCTGATCTGTGCCGACGTGTTCCCGCACGATCTCGCACGGAATCCCGACACCCTCGCGAGAGTGTCGCGAGGGTTGCAGGAGCTTTGTGACGCCGGTTTGGTGGCCCGCTACACCATGGGCGGCGAGCGCCTGATCTACGTCCGCAACTGGAAAACGCTCCAGCGCGTGGATCGGCCGAACAAGGGCCGGCATCCACGCCCGGACGGGACGATCGAGTACTCCCAGGATGTCGACGAAAGCGTTTGCGCAGGTCTGGGCGCTACGCCCTCCGGAGATCCAATGGACCCTCGCGACACCCTCGCGACACCCTCGCGAGAGGTTCGCGAGACCCCATTGACTGGAACAGGGGAACAGAGGAACAGGGGAACAGAGGAGAAAGAGATTTCTTCGTCGGCAAAGCCGCCGACGAGCAAAGCCGACCGCCCCGATGTCGAAGCGCTCTGCACCCGCCTCCGGGATCGCATCGTGGAGAACGGCAACAAGGCGCCCACGGTCACCGCGAAGTGGCGGACCGAGGCCCGTCTCCTCTTGGACAAGGACGGCCGCGAACTCGACAAGGCCCTGCGCCTCATCGACTGGTGCCAGCAGGACTCGTTCTGGAACTCCAACATCCTGTCGATGCCGAAGTTCCGGGAGAAGTACGACCAGCTCCGGCTCAAGGCCAATGAGCAGTACCGCTCCTCGGCGCCGGCCAGCGGTCCGTCGAAGAAGGAGGTGGCCATCGCCCAGGCCGAACTCCTCAAGCAGAACCCCGACCACGAATTGCTCCGCCGCGCCGGTATCGAGACCGGTCCGGCTGTCGAGCTCCGGGCCATCGCGGGAGGTTTGGCATGACGCACGACGAGATCGTCACCTTGCTGCAGGTCATCCACCACTACGACAGCCGCGTCATCGACAGCACTGCGGTCGCGGTGTGGTCCGAATCCGCACGGCGGGCCCGGTGGACATTCGCCGAGGCGGTGGAGGCGGTTCACGAGCACAACGCGCACTCGACGGAATACCTGAAGCCGGCTCACGTCACGGAGCGGATCCGACTCACCCGTCGCCAGCCCGCCCCGATCTCCGAACTCCGCGCACTGGATCCGGCACCACCGGCGAGCTCGGAGAAGCGCGCCGAGGTGATGCGGCTGGTGCGGGAGCTGGCCGATAAGAAGTCGGTGGACCGTGCCTGATCCGAAGATGGCCGCGCCGCCGCGGTGCTCGGCGGAGGTCATCGCGAACACGGTGGGCGCCTACCGGCGGAACTTCCCGCATCTGAAGCCGCCGCTGTTCCACGCCGAGGACGTGATCCCGATGCTCTCCGGCGACGACAAGCACTTCGATGCCGCGTCGGCCCTGCTGGAGGCAGGCCGCGCGTTCTACCCGGATGGGGAGCCGTGATGCCTGACCCGATCGCGGCCGCTTATGCGGACTGCATCCACCTTCGTTGCCGCCGGTGCCGCGCCGAGCCGAACGACTACTGCCTCAACCCGATCACAGACCAGTACCGCGGTGTCCCGTGTGTGGCCCGCATTCACGAAGCAGGGAACGAGAGCCCGAAATGAGCCAGCAGTTGCCCCGGGTCACCCGGATATCCCAGCGGGCCCCCTCCAGCCCGTCCACGGCCCATCCAGCGGGCAGGAACCTACCTCCAGGCGCGGAGGTGTGCCCCCGCTGCGGCGCGTGGGTCGGTGACCAGCCCAAGCATGACGAGTTCCACGACGCGATCGCTGCGCTCGTGCAGTGGGCGCGGATCCAGGAGGACCGACATTCCCAGCAGCAAACCGAGGAGGACTGAACCATGACAAAAGGTAAGTACACGGCGAAGGCCGCCAACCGGATGGCCAACCTGGACAACGAGCTGTTGCAGCAGGCAGTCGCCGAGCGTGACGCCCTACGCGCGGAGCTTGATGTCGAGAGACTGAAAGTCCAGGCCGCCGAACGCAACCTGCATAGCCGGGCAATCCGTGAAGCTGGATCGATTGCGCGGGCCGATGTCCAGGTCGCTAACTCCCGAGCCGACACAGCGGAGCGTAAAGCCGAAAGCCTGGCGGTGCTCGCGGCCGAAACTATTCGAGACCTGCTCATTGGGATCGGCCGACAAAACCCGGAGGCGAGCTTCCTTCCCCGCGATTTGGACGTCTATTTCAACAAGTTCGTCGGATCGTCCAGGGGTGGCACGTATGCGTCGGAAGTTCTGGACAAGGTCGGATGCGGTGGGTTCAGTTCTCGGGAAGCCCGGCGGCTGACGACCAAGAAGGTCATTGGCAATCGAAATGCAGATGGCCGCGAACAGACCTTTCGAGATCGTGATCTGTTGTCGAAATTCAAGGGGATCGCAGCGAACGCCGGTGAGGAGGTTATGAGCGATGTCGAAGAAGCCGACCAGGTCGCGCCACCGCATTCCGAGTGAAGCCCTCACCTTCCGGTCGGATCCCGTCGACGAGCGGTATGAGATGGAAGTCGATGCGGCTACAGCTCGCCTTGAGCGCCGGTACCGGAAAGCCCAGAAGGCGCTAACGGCAGCCGAGGCCAAGGCGGCCCGCGTTGCCGCCGAGGCTGAACGGCTCGCCCAGGAGAAGGCGAAATCCGAGTCGATAGCCCTCCGCCGCGCCGAGGAAGAAGCGAAACTCCAGCAGAGATTCGCCGATATCCGGGAAGCCGCGAAGCGTGCCCGTGTCGCCAAGCAGCGCGCGGAGCTGGATCGGCGCCACGAGGAGGCGATGCGGGCCCGGGAGCGGTTCGCTGCCCAGCGCCGTGCGGAGGCCCGGGCGTCCCGTGATCGAGAGCTGGCCATACGCCGGCGGGCCGCGGAGATGTCGTCGCTCGCGTCGGTCATCGAGGACCGGCGTCGTGAGCTACGGGAGATCGAGCGGTTGATGATGCCCGGCAATCGCAACAACCGGGATTCGCGAAAGCGGGGCGCACGGCACGAAACGGGATCGGCATGACTGAGTTCGAGCGGTGTTTCCGGTGCGGGGGAGAGCTTCCCCAGCCGCCGCGGTTCCCCCGGGGTTACTGCTCGGTCCATTGCATGCAAGCCATCCACCGGCCCGCCACCAGCGGGGAATCGGTCACCACTCATGGGAAGTGACTCACCAATGCCAGATCAGACCCCTCGCTACCAGCTCGAGCGGCTTGCCCGCGAGGTGATCGACAGCCGAACCTGGAACGCCCCGGCCCTTGTCGCCGTCGCTCTGGTCGACGCTGTTCTCGCCACTGGGTGGCGTCCACCCGCTCGCGTCATCACCGACCCCGCCGAACTCGACGCGCTGCCGTACATGTGCGTCGTACTCGCCTACGGGGTGGCCCACCAATCGGTGCCCAGCGAGCTTGTCGACCTGCCGCTGTGGCTCAAGCCCACCGGTGAGCGCGCGTACACCAGCGCCGAACTTCTGGCCGCCTGTCGCGGCGCCGGCGTCACCGTCCTGCACACCCCCGAGAACGGAGACAACCGATGACCGACCTGTGGGACCTGATCTACAGCAACAAACTGTTCGTCGACGACCGCCCGGTCACCGGGCTGGAGGTCGATCTCCCAACCGGGAAGATCCGGCTCGAACTGGCCGCCTCCTGGGACGTCGAGAACGGAGACACCCCGTGACTGACCTGAACCGACTGTCCCGCGCGATCGTGCTCGACCACCTCACCTACCCGATCAACCCCGCTGAATACCTGCCCCGCCGTGTGCGTGAGCAGCTCAGCCCCGAGGACTTCCACACCGTGTCCATGTTGTGTGTCGGCCTGCTGGCGTGGGTGCGCGGGCAGATCGCCGAACAACTCGACGCCCCCGAGAACGGAGATACCGAATGACCGAGAGCATCGACATCGAGGCCATGCTCGCCGAAGCCCGCGCGAAGGAAGCCAAGGCGATGGAGGACATGTTCATCCAGCCCGCCCTCTGCCGTATGTGCGGTGCCCAGGTGGTGATCCCTGAAGCGCACAAGGCGTTCCACGACGGGATCGAGGCGTGGATGAAGAACGTCGCGAAGACGTTCGAGAAAGCGGGGTTCGAGTCACAGGAGCAGCGGCGTGCCCGGATCCGCTCGGCCCAGCAGGAGCGTGCCGCGAGGAAGGCCGCGCCGTGACCCGCTGCCGTGCCGTCCTGGAGGTCCCTCTCCCCGATGTCGGGGACGGCTACACGAATTCGACCCTGATCCTCCAGTGCAGTCGGGACGCCGGCCACAAGGGGATGCACAAGTACCACGACCCGATCACCTGGAACACACCCAAGGAGGCCGTCAATGGCCTGGTTCGATAAGCACACAGCTCCTGCGCCGGACCCCGGCCCGGTCAGTGCGCCGACCTATGACGAGGTGATGGCGAGGGCGATCGCCGCACTTGAGAAGGCGAATCGGCTAACCAGTCAGCTCGACCGTACGGAAGAGCAGCTGCACGACGCACGTGCCCGCATCGACGAGCTGAAGCAGATGATCGTCCGGCGAGATGAGGCGGCGCAGCGTCCCCCGCTCGGGTACGTCGTCGGCTACTACAGCGCTCACGGCTGGACCTTCAACCGGGACTACGGCGGCCCGGAACCGATGCGCTCGGGTGCCGAGCAGGAGCTGGCGCATGAGGTCGAGGAGAACCCTGGCGTGGATTTCAAGCTGATCGAGCTGCGGGAGGTCCAGCCGTGACCGAGCAGACCGAAGACCAGGCTGGCGTGTGGATAGTCGCCGACGCCATGGGCAACGACGACAACATCGTCGTGTTCCCCACCGAGCTGGAGGCGTTGCGGTTCGTCAACGGCCCGGACAACTACGCCATGAATCGTGCCCGGTTCCTGCGGTTCGGGGAGAGCCTCCACGACCTCAACTACCCGCGGAAGGACAGGACAGCATGAACGCCGAACAGATCCGGGCCGAGGCCGTCGAGGTGATCGCCCGCGAGCTTTTCGCAGCCGACGAGCCCGGCAACGACCAGTCGTTCGACGACTGGGCTCCCCGGTATCGACGCAAAGCCGCCCCATACGTCGATGCTCTCGCCGCGGCCGGGCTACTGCCCACCGGGACGGAGACGAGAGCCGTTGACGGGGGCGTGGAGTGGATGCACGGGGACGGCCACCGGTCGACTCTGCCCGTCTACGGCCGCGAGCGCCGGTACTTCACCGAGTGCGTGACCGAGTGACAGACAAAGTCGTCGACCTCGACGAGCACCGTCCGATACCGCGAGCGGTATTCCCCCCGACCCGCTTGTTCATCCCCGGCACCCCGGCCCCGCAGGGCAGTAAACGCCATGTCGGTCACGGCCGGATGATCGAGTCCTCCGCCGCAGTCGGTCCCTGGCGGGAGCGGGTAGCCCTCGCGGTGCACCAGAAAGGCTGCCCACACCTGGAGGGCCCGGTGTCGTTGGACCTGACGTTCGTGATGCCGCGGCCGAAGTCCACTCCGAAGACTCGGACCCCGCCGGCGATCAAGCGGCCGGACCTGGACAAGCTCGCCCGGGCGATTCTGGATGCCCTTACGGGGATCACGTTCTCCGACGACGCTCAGGTGGTGGAGCTGTCGGCGAACAAACGGTTGGCCGACCCGGGATGTCAGCCGGGAGTGTGGATATCCGTCTATGACCTGACCGAGGAGACAGCATGAAGAAGATCCCGACCGTGTTCCAGCGCGACCCGGAGAACCGCGCCCACGTCCTCCCCGAGGTGAACCCCGGTTGTGAATGGGTCCTTGCCGGTGAAGGCGTGGCCACGATCAAGTACGACGGCACCTGCACCATGTTCGACGGGGAACGCTGGTGGGCGCGCCGGGAAGTGAAGCCGGGCAATACTCCGCCGCCGGAGTGGCAGGAGGTCGACGCCGACGAGGTGACCGGAAAGCGGGTGGGGTGGGAGCCGATCGAGCAGTCCTCGTACGCGAAGGTGTTCACGACTGTGGATAAGCCTGTAGATGCGGCGCCGGGTGAGACGTTCGAGTTGGTCGGGCCGAAGGTGAACGGCAACCCGCACGGCTTCCCGGATCACCGGCTGGTGCGTCACGGCGCCGATGTGGCGACTGATCTGCCGGGGGATTACGACGGTTTGCGGTCGTGGCTGGCCGCTGTGGTGGATGGCAGCACCGAGGGCATCGTGTGGCATCACCCGGACGGCCGACGGGCGAAGCTGAAGGTGCGTGACTTCCCCGTCACTGATGCGTGAAATGCCTTGTGAACTGGTAAAATCGGGTGTGGCCGGGGGTCTCGTACACCACCCGGCCACCGACCGAATCTGAGTTCCGTGAGAGGAAGATTCAGCCATGAAGAAGTCTATCGAGAGCGGCCTGTCTATGTTCAGACGCCGTACGCCACCCGCCCCGGCGTTGACTGTAGAGCAACGCCGCCGGCTGAGGGATGCTGCCGTGCAGGAGGTTCTCGGGGAGGCCAGGGCGAACCTGGCTGCACTGCCGCCCGCGCGCAGTATCGAGAAGTGTCCGAAATGCGGCGGCAGCGACCTGGTTCGGAAGCTCGACCGCGATCACGTCTCGGCCTACGCCACGGTGCAATACCCGGGTCTGGACGGCGGGCCGGCCGAAGACTGGCGGGTCCCGCTTACCAGCGAGACTTTGTTTGTCACGTGCCAGTGTGGCGGGTTGCGGCGATGGGAGCAGACGGCCGATTCGGATCCGGCCACGGCCAAGGTTTACTCGTGGTGAGCGGGGATCGGCGTGAGGCCGAGGCACGTCTCGCCGAAGCGAAGGCGCAACTGGCCGCCGCCGAGCAGGCATACCGCGAAGTGGTCCCGTGTGAGCACCCCAGCATCACCATGACCCACGACGAGAAGTTCAGCTGCGGTGAGTGCGGCGTCCCGGCCCCCGACCCGCGCGGCTGCCGCCACCACCGCATCGACGACGTCACCGAGCAGTGCATCGCATGCGGGGAGACGATGATCGACCACCAGAAGCACGAACGGAAAGTGCTGTCCGCCCCGAACAAGGCGGCCTGCACCAACCCGGGCTGCACGGGGATTGATGACCCGAACTGCACCAACCCCGAGGGCATCTACATTCCCGACACCGTCCGGCAGCGGGAGGTCGTGGTCGAGATGCACTACACCTACGAGTGCGCCCGCTGCCGCTACGGCGGTTCGGTGTTCATCTCGGGTGAGGCGCCGATCTGGGAATGCGGTCGGGATCATCGGGGCGACAGCACCCCTATCCGGGATGGGGTGCCCGCGTGAGCGAGAAGGCGACCTGCCCGACCTGCGACCTGCACTCCTCATCCCTGTACTACAACGGGGTGTGCCCGAACCGGTGCGGTGTCCCCCCGCCCGAACCTCGTCGAGTTCATCGACGCCCGGATCGTGGAAGGCGACGCGAATCTGGCGACCGCCGCCCGTTCCGCGCTGGACACATGGGAGCTGATGAGCGAGAACGGCAAGGAGTTCAGCGCGCTGGCGTGGGTTGCGGTCCGGGGCGGCATCATCAAACCGATCGCCGCGATCTGGTCCGATCATCCCGACTACCAGCTGGAGTGGGCGGCATGACCCTCGATGCTTCTCTGTCCCGTCTGCGGGCCGGCCTGGGTCGGGACGCGACCGCCCAGCGCTTCCTCCGGGGCGAGATCACCTGGGATGCAGTAGTCGACGAGAAGCGCGGATACCGCGAGATCGAACGCGGACGTTCGGGCGACCCGTCATCGCGGCGGCTGCTGCTGGCCTCCATCTACACCGAGGACACCGACGAGGCTGGCCGATGAGCGTGAGCATCTACCGGCGGAAGCCCTACGACGTCCTGGCGATCCAGTGGGACGGCACCAACGCCGCCGCCATGATCGAGTTCACCAACGGCGACTTTGAAACGTACGACGGTTCCCTGTTCGGCGACGCGACGGGGTCCCTGTTCACCGGCCAGAGCTACGAAGAGCCGCGCACCTATATGCGCACCGGGGATTGGGTCATCCGCAGCGCGACCGGGGGAAGATGGTGCCAGGTGGTATCCGCCGACTTCTTCCGCGAGGCGTATGAGCCAGCCGTGGACACCGACGAGACGGAGACACCGTGAACGACCTGCCCTGGTTCGCTCAAGCCGTCATCGGCGCGGCGATCGGCTACCCCTTGGCTGCTGTCTTGTGCTGGGGAGCCGAGCTGGGGTTGTCCGCTCTGGATCGGCGCCTGTTCCCTGCCCGTCCTGAGCTGGAGGGGTTGTGGCGGACATCGAGCCTGGAGGACATCGTCTTCACCCGGCGGGCGTTGGTAGCGGCTATGTCCCGGGACGCCGACGAGGCAGGAGACCGCCCATGACAATCGAGGACGTCAACCTGATCATCTGCGTGGCGGCCCTGCTTGTCTGTGTCGCCTGCTGGATCGGGGTCACAGTCAACGCGCGCAAGGTCCGCCGAGCGAACGAGCAGATCGCGGCCATCCAGGCGGGAGGATCAACCCCATGAGCGAACCAACGCCCGAGGAGATCGAGGCCGCCTGGCTGCGCGTCGAGGCGTCTGCACATGAGTTCCAGGCCGCGACGCTCCGGATGCGAGCTTCGATGGTGACAGCCTCCGCCGCCCTTCGGGGATTCGTGAGCGCCATGCAGGAGGGCTACGACCAGGAGTTGGCCGAGCATCCCGACCTCGCGGAGTTGAACGTCATGATGGACGGCTACTACGGCGAGCTGGGAGGCCGTCCATGACCTCCCGCGGCACTATATGGCGCTGGAGCCCCACCAAAGGTACTGGTGTAATCCGCTCCGACAGCGGAGAATTGGTGTGGTTCCACTTCTCCGCATTCGACAACGCCGCCTTCGGTGATGTGGCCGAGGGGCTCCCTGTCGATGTGGATATCGACCACACACCACAGGGGGATTTCCAATGCCGCGCCTCACGTATCTGTTTGTCCTCGCCTGCGTCCTGGCAGTCCTGACCGCCGGCCCCGCCTCGGCGAAACCGGGGGAGGCACATTTCACCCCGACCGAAACGTCCTACCGATACGACGGGGACCACGGCATTTTCACTGGTGACGCTGTCTACGGTCCTGAGAACAAACTGTTCTGGTCCTTGCGCTTGTCGGAGTACGTGCGCTCCCTGGTCCAGGGCCCCATGTCCTGCGGCGCGACCGTGGAGGGTAAGCGAGGGTACGGGGATCATCATCCGTCCATCCCTGCCGATTATCAGTGGCACAGCGTGATCCCGAACCTCCAGCTCGACACCCAGTACCGGCTGGTCGCCTCCTGTGCGTTCACGGCCACCAACGGGCACACAACGGCGCCCGGGCGGGTGGACTATTCCGTCGAGTTCACCCTGCATTCCAGCTGATTCGGGGTAGCATCAATCCTGCATAATCCCAATGCACCGCGCCTTGGGCGGGCGCACCTCTACGACCCCTCGCATCCCCTTCGTGAGGGGCCGTAGTCGTGCGAAGGTCACTGCTTATCGCGGGGTATTCCTGCTGCGTCATTCAGCACGCGCACCAGCCTGGTCGCGCACGCGACTGCCGTCTCGTTCTTCCGGTGTCCGTTGTGGTGGGTGCAACGGATTTCGGCCCCGTCTGACATGACGAGTACGACCTGGCGGCCGACCCAGATCACACGGTTGCATGAACCTGTGTGAACGATTTTGTCGAATCGGCCACGTAGGGGGTACGGGCCGGTTGCCATGCTGCGGTCTTTCGCCATCTGAAGCTCCTTGCCGGTGTGGCTATTAAGAGGACGTCTTACGTGGGTAGTTTCTTGTAGCAGGTGAGAGCTGCGGCGAGTTGCAGAAATGCTGCGAAGAGACGGCCGTGGCGTTCGTATCGGATCGTCAATCGCCGGTATCCGGTCAACCACGCGATAGTCCGTTCGATCTTCCACCGATGCTTGCCCAACCTCGTGGGATCCTCGATCCCGCGACGGGCGATGCGGGGCACGATTCCGCGGGCACGTAGCCAGCGACGGTGGACGTCGAAGTCGTAGCCCTTGTCCGCCCGCAGCTTGGCGGGTTTGCCGCGGCGTGGGCCTCGCCGCGAGCGCACCTTCGGGATCGAGGCGACCATCGGTGCAAGCATCACCGAGTCGTGGGTGTTCCCGGCGGAAACACCAGTCACCAGGGGAATCCCATTCGCGTCCGAGATGACGTGGATCTTCGATCCTTTCTTGCCACGGTCGACCGGGCTGCGTCCGGTCAGGGAGCCCCTTTTTTTGCTCGCACGCTCGCCGCATCCAGGATCGCCGCGCTCCAGTCGAGATCGCCGGCGGCTCCGAGCCGGTCGAGGATTGCCCGGTGCAACGCCTCGAATACTCCGGCGTCGGCCCACACCGTGAACCGGCGATGCGCGGTCGGCACGCTCACTCCGAACGACGGCGGCAGATGCCGCCACGCGCAACCACTGGTCAACACGAACACCACGGCGGTGAACACCGCTCGCTCGTCCACCGGTGCGGTCCCGCCGCCCTGCGGTCTTGGCGTGAATTCGGGGAGCAGCGGTTTCACGATGTCCCACAACGCATCCGGGACCAGTCGTTGAGCAAGCCTGTCGACCACGGTTCACATCATGCCGGACAACGAATTACACCCACGTAAGACATCCTCTAAGGCAGACAATACAGCCGGAGAGATGTAATGTAAACCAGGGGGCTGTATAGTGCGGGAGTGGTCAGATATCTCAGCCTTAAGGAGTTCGCCGAGCGCGCAGGTCTGGCGTACGGCACGGTCAAGCACTACTGGCATATGAAGCGGCACCTCATGCCCGAGCCGGATGCGCAGATCGGCGACGGACCGCCGCATGTCGGATGGCTGCCGGAAACGGTCGACAACTGGGAGCGGCCCGGCCGAGGAGCGCGCACTGATCTGCGGCGGTAGGGCATGGCCGATATCACCCCTGACCACACCTGATCGTGGCTCGAGATCGTCAACGATTCGGCGTAGGCTCCGGGTACATGGGAAACCGGGCGGCAGTCGTAGAGATCAACCCGAACCACATGTTCATCCCGCGGCACGAGCTGAAGAAGCTCAAGGAAATCCTGGAGGAGATCCCCTCCATCGCCGCCGAACTACCCACCACCATCACCAAACAGGCACGCCTCGGCGAGGTCGGGCGCGGACGCAAGCCCCGCCGGCCATCGGAGCAGCCACTCCCGTTTCACGTCGACGCCGCTCGGATCGCCGATGAGCTCCACAGCGCCCTCGTCGGCTGGGTGCGCCTCGTCTGTGAGCAGCGGGCAATGGAGTACAAGGGACCGACTTCCACGGCCGGGCTGGCGCGATGGCTGGAACGCCACCTGATCTCCCTCGGCATGACCGAAGGCGCGGAGGGCGCACTGGATGAGTTGGGCGACCTCAAGGACCGAGCAGCGAAGGTGGTGTGCCCTCCCGCGATGCGAGTGACGTGGGACGAGGCGAAGCACGAACGGGCCCGGCGCATGTACCTGAACATCTCGGGGATAGTCGCCCTCGCGAAAGAGTTGGGGGAGGAGTACCGGCACCTCACGAAGCGCCGCGTGCATGTCCTCAAGGAGGCGAAGCGTATCCATCCGGTTCCGGGGCCGTGGCGTAGGGATTGGCCAGCACTGTATCGGGTAGGTGATGTGCTGGACGCGCACCTGGCCGTGCCGATCCGAGAACGACACGCGGAAGCGTCCTGACCCCGACGGACGCTTACGGACACCCTATTTGCTATGCTGAGCGCATTCGCGCGTGATGTGTCCGCGCAAGGTGTTTCGAAATCCCACCATCGGCCATTTGGCCCCACAATCTCCGTAGCGCTGCAACTGCCATCCCGGCGACCCCCTGCGCAGCGCTGCGGCCCTCGTAGCAGTCTCGGCAAGGTAAGACCGGATCGTCAAAGGACCTGACCGGCACGTTTCAAAGGTCACCGGCGCTGCTGCTTCAACCCTTAACCGAGAGTGAATGGTTCGCCGATGGCCGGAATGATGCGCTGGTCCTGCTCTCGGGGCTGCTGCACCCGCGGCGACCGGGCATGCGAGAAGCGGACAGCGGCTGCGGAGATCACCTCCGAGATGATCGACGCCGAGATCGAACGCTGGCGCCCCGGGCTGGAACTGATGGCCAAGTGGCCAGAGGAGGATCTGTGATCGACCTGGCCGCCCTGCTGCACTCCCTGTGTCGTCCCACCCCGAAGCCGTTGGTGTTCGTGGAGCCCACCGTGCTGATGGCGGTGACGTGGTGAGCTTCCCCGAGCTATCTTCCCGCGAGCACGAGATCGCCGCGGCGGAGTGCGATGCCATCGCTGACCACTTCGAGAAGCTGGCGGGCATCCACGACGGCCCGTATGCCGAGCAGCTGTCCCGGGCGCATCGCGCTGACGCAGAAGCTGTCCGTGCTCGTGCTGATCGTCATCGACAGATGGCCGGGGAATGACCACCCTGACCGGTTCCTCCGGCCGGGAGTACAAGACCCGCACCTACGCCGAAGAACTGGAAGTCCGCCGGCTCATCGCTATCGCGTTGGGCCCGCAGGATGATATCGAGGCGGTGCGGGACGCGATGCGGAAACTGAACTGGGAGCCGCTGCCGTGAACGACTTGACCGACGAGGAACGCGAACTCGTGAAGGGCATGCCGGCCGCGGTTGCGGAAGGCTTCATCAACGCCCGCCGAGCCGTAGCTGCCCGCAATCCCTGGGACGAGATGGTCGAGCGGGGCGCAAAGCTCCAGAGCGACATGTGGGGTGGGAAGCGCTGATGCGGCGCTGGCTGGCCGGCCTGATCGGTGAGGTATCCCAGTGGCTCCAGAACAAGCTGTGGCCGCCGTACTCCGAACGGGAGACCTACGGTACGGAGCTCACCGAAGACGAGGTGTGGGAGTACATGACCCGGGGAGCCAGCGCATACATCCGGGCCCAGGAGGAGCAGCGTAAGCGGACTCGGGGATGGACCGACTGAACGCCCTGCTCGACTCCCTGCACCTCCGGCTGGTCCGCTTCCTGCTGCGGATCGCCCGATTCCGCTACTGAACTCCTCCATAACCGCAGGTGGCCTTAATCCACCCGGTATGTTTCGCCCGATATGACCGATTAGGAGAACTGAACATGGGATCCGTGAGCCTCGATCTGCTGCTCGTCATGGCCAAGGTCGCCGTCGCAGTCTTGACCATCTTGGCGTAACCCCTTGAACATCGTCGTTCTGGGCTGGAAGCACGAGAACCACATCGTCGAGTCCTGGCGCCCCGACACCGTCGAGGGATTACGTCAGCTCGGCCACCGGGTGACCGCGACCCTGCCGAACGACGAAACGACCGTCGCCGATATCCGCCACGCCGCCCGCGACGCGGACATGCTGTTGTGGTTGAAGGACACCCCGAAATCCCCGGACCGTGAGGTCCGGGATTGCCTGCGTGAACTGGAGTCCCGAGGCGTTGTTACGGTGGGCCTGCACATGGACCTGTTCCACGGGCTGAGCCCCCGGCAGGACGAGATCGGGAAAACCGCGTGGTGGTCCTGCCAGTACGTGTTCACTGCGGACGGCGGGCCCCGTGATTGGCGGGGCGTGAACCACCGGTGGTTCCCTCCGGCTTTCGGTACCCGATATCTCGGCCTCGCCCCGACGGTGGAGAGGTACCGACACCAGGCGGTGTTCGTCGGCCGGCCGATACCGAGACTGCACGGACGACACCGCAGCGAACTACTCGCGTGGGCCGAGAAAACATTCGGCGCCGGCTACGCCCTGTACGGCACCCGCCGGGACCGGAAGGTCTGGGGCTGGGATCTGAACCGGCTGTATGCCTCCGCTGACATCGTGCTCGGCGACTCGGCGGACGCGCCTTACTACTGGTCGGACCGCATTCCTCGCACGCTGGGCCGCGGCGGCATCCTCGCCCACCCGTACGTGGAGGGCATGGACGAACAGGGCTTCACCGACGAGACGCTGATCCGCTTCCCCCGCGGCGAGTTCGACACCATCTTGGACCGGTACACGTCGATGTCCGACCGGGAGATCCGCGATATGCGGGACGCGGCGATCACCCTGATCGGTGAACGCCACACCTGGAAGGCGGCTATGGAGCGGGTGTTGAAGGAGGTCGGGCTGTGCGGGTGATCATCATGGCTGTTGCTCTGCGACAATAGATTTCAAACATAAGGCCCCGGCGACAGCGTCAACTGCCCCGGGGTGTGGCCGATCTGTATAGGAGATCGACATGGCTGATCGTACGTGCTCAATCGATGGGTGCGAAAGACCGACAGTAGGTCGAGGTTACTGCTCGATGCACTGGCAGCGCTGGAAAAGGCTGGGACATCCCGGCGAATCAGGTCGGCGTCGCGGTCGCATCCCTGGTGAATGCCGGAAGAACTGCGTGTTCGACGGCTGCGGCGGATACGTTCACGGGAACGGCCTATGCAGCACGCATCATTGGCAACAGTCTGTTGGTCGACCATTAACGCCGATTGATCGTGTAAATCACCCCGAAACTTGCACGGTCGCGCAATGTGGCCGACCCCATAAGTCGAAAGGGTATTGCGTCGCCCACTACCTCAGGCATCGCCGAGGCCATGACCTGCATCGGCAAGTGCTAAGGCGAGGTCATGCATGCATCATCGGCTCTTGCGCTGAAATCGCCGTACGTAAGGACATGTGCGACCGACACTATCGGCAAACCGATCCGGACTACCGCGTGAAACGCATTAAGGCGGCAGCGCGACGACGCGCAAGGCGGCACGCGGCGTCTTACGTGCCGTTCACCGAGCGTCAGTTGGCCGAGCGGATTGCGTACTACGGAGGCAAATGCTGGATGTGCCGAGATAGCGATTACCAGCACATCGACCATGTGAAGCCGCTATCCAAAGGAGGGGCACACATTCTCGCGAATTTGCGCCCAGCTTGCGCCGCGTGCAATCAGAGAAAGCATGCGAAATGGCCGATTGAAGGGTTGTTGAGATGCGCTGCATAATCATGGCCGCCGGTTCTGGGGAACGCTGGCGTGGCGCTGACGGAGAGCCGTTCGGCGGTGTCCCGAAGCACCTGTGCGAGCCAGACGGCGAACCACTGCTGACCCGCACCACTCGCCAGCTCACCGAACGCGGCATCACCGACGTCATGGTGTCCGGGCCCGCCTACTACGCCGAATACGTGCCCGCCCACGTGGAAGTGTTCACCCCGGACGTGCTCGCCGATACCGATGAATGGTTGGGGGCGACGAAGTTCGCCAACACCGAGCCGTTCTGGAACACCCTCGGCCGGACGATCATCTGCTACGGCGACGTCTGGTTCTCCGACGCTGGCCTCGACACCATCCTCGCCAGTGATGAGCGAGAGTGGCTTAACTGGTGCCGTTTCACCGGCTCGAAAACAAACACCCTCCCAGGGCATCGCAGCTTCGGCGAGAACTGGGCGGTGTCGTTCTGGCCAGAGCATCACGGCCGCTACCGGGATGCGATCAAGGCCGCGGCCGAAGCTCACCGTGCCGGGCAGCTGAAGCGCTCCGGCGGCTGGGAGATCGCCCGCGCGATGGCCGGCGCCACCGGTGAAGCGATGCGGTTCCATCGCCGCTACCCGTGCTACAGGTACATCGACGACCGCACCGAAGATTTCGACAAGCCGGAAGACTTCGATGCTTGGCAGGCCACGCGTTGATCTCCTGGGCTGTCGTCGGTCACGAGTCCCGCCGTATCCACGCCACCGACCTCGTCCACTCCCTCGATGCTGTCGCCTCCATGGACGACGGCACGCTGGGCGCCGACGACAACCACCTCCGGGCATGGAGCAGGGTTGACCACCCCCGCGCCACACACTTCGGCGTGATGGAAGACGACGCCATCCTGGCGCCCAGGTTCGCCGAGCAGGTGGACGCAGCACTGGCCGTAGCGCCGACTCCGATCGTGTCCCTGTACCTGGGCCGGTCGAAGCCGAAGCGGTTCCAGGACCGGATCTCCCGGGCGCTCGTCGCTGCGGGGGAGCAAGGCGCATGTTGGGTCACCGGTACGCACATGCTGCACGCTGTGGCGATCGTGATGCGTGCCGAGCTGCGGGACGACTGGCTGGAGTGGGCGAACACCTCGACCCTGCCGATCGATGAGCGGATGGGCATGTGGTGCCGCAACCGTGGCCATAGCATCGGGTATGCGTGGCCGAGCCTGGTCAACCATCGCGACCTACCCACTCTGGTGCAGCATCGGGACGGCAAGACCCGCACCGAACCCCGGGTGGCGTGGCGCACCGGAACCCGCGAGCGCTGGACCGATTGGGCGGTGGAGCTCTGATGGCCTGGGCCAACGGCGGCCGGCCCCGCACCACTACGCCGGAACACCGCCGGTTTCGCCGGGCGGTTCTCGTGCGCGACAGCTACACGTGCCAGAAGTGCGGACACCACGATCGCACCGGCCGCACCCTGCAAGCCGACGAGGTCCACAACGTAGCCCGTGGCGGAACACCTACCGTCGACAACGGCATGACGCTGTGCATCCCCTGCCACAAGGTGAAGATCCAACGGGAGGCCGCGGCCGGTAGGGCAGCGCACTCCGCTCGACGACCCAAGCCCCGCCACCCTGGCCTGCTGTAGGGAGGTTCAGTCGCCACCCCCTACCACCGGCGGCCACCCCCTACCACCCACCACCCCCCCTTACCCCCTACCCCCCTCCGGTCGGACGCCGGGATCTCCGGCCCATCAAGCCCCCAGCCCACTGGACGGGTATCCCGTGAAGCACCAAGGACGGCGCAGCCACAAGCCAGGCACCACAGCCACCCCAGCCGGCACTGCCACCGCACCGGCTCACCGACTGCTTACCCCTCGAACCATGGCAGGGCGCAGTGAACCCCGAGCCATCTCCGCGCCCGACCGAACGGCCCAGACCCCGGCGACCCCGACACCTCGACCATCGAACGCCCTGGCCCCACACCGTTCACTGCCCGCCGAACCCGGCAACCCGAGACCTGAACCGGCCGGCCCACCATCCAGATCAGCGATCACGGTTGAACTGGAACGCTGAGCGCGAACCCGAACGTGGCAGTGAACCGCACGGTGATCGCCCCAACGGCCAGCCCAGGACTAGACCGGACCAACCGAGACCACCGAGCACCGAGACCTACCGCGCTCGACCCACCAACAACCCGTCACCGGAACCGGCTCAGCCCGCCCGACCGCCATCCGGACGGCCACCTGAACCCATCGACCGGCGACCACCACCCGCCGGCCCCGACGGCAACCGTCGAATACGGACGGGGATCAACCGTCATCCACCGTTGCCGGTACGGCCACCCAAGTCCACGCCATCGCAGCACCATCAACACCGGGGCAGAGAAGCCGATCGAAACAGCCCACACAAGCCTGCGTCCCATGGCCATGAGGCGCCCGACTCGAACCTCCCTCGTATGTATGCGCACCCGCACACATACCCCCATATAGGGGTGGGGGGATGCCCCCATGGGAGCCGGAGCCGCCACGGTGGGCATAGC